AATGGGAAGCGGCAGCCAACCAGGGGCCAAACGGACGCGAGAAAACAAGGATAAATCAATCCTTTATCGCTGATTCCGGGGCGCCGGTCTTTTCTACCGCAAGCCCTGGCTATCCGGCCCGTGATGCTATCTTGTCCGGGCGTTTACGTCTGGAAAGCGATCAAAACGCTGAAAACAAGGCTAACTTCCAAAGCCTAAAGGAGAACTTATGATGACTGACCAGGCTCAGTTACGCCAGGAGATTTATGATAATCGCCAACAGGCGGCTAAATTTTACCGGCAATATTTTTCATTCGACGATGAAAAGATAATGCCCCTTGTGCGCCAGATGTTCGAGTTGGAAATTCAGGACCCGGACAACCCGGCTCTACCTGATCTTCAGGCTCAGGTTTCCACTCTTGATACTGAGGCCGAGCCCCTTTTAACCCAGGCGCGTCTTTACGCTCAGAAAGCCCAAACAGCCCAAGACCAATTAGACCGGCTTATTTTTGATTAAGGAGGCTGATGATGACTAATTCGACCTCTCGACCAGCTCAAGGCTCATTATGTTGGTGGCATCCAGACAGACAAGCGTATTGGATTGTCAACCTGGGCTGGTCAGGCGACAAGGATACGCCCGCCTGCAACGCCTGTAAGGAAAAAATCGAGGGAGACCCAGTACGTTTACAGAGGGCCTCCATTTGGCCAATTGAAAACAAGGAAACCGACGATGAGTGAAATTCATTTGACCACGGAAAAAGACCAGCAGGAAATTGAGGCGTTGCGGGCCATGGTACAAATGCTGCTTCAGGTACTTGAGGATTATAATTGGCTGGCGCAAAAGACCTGGCTGGCCCACCGCGAGATAGCCATACAGGAAGCTATCCAACTACAGGGCATTGAACCGCCCATACGATTTTAAGGAAATAGTGAGGGATCGAACTATGAATAACCGAGAAATCTTAATCAAACGCCTTTTGGAAATGGCTGATTTACCGGCATTAACCCGGTATGCCCTTGGAGACATTCCCATCAACTGGGACAAGGAGTTGTTTACCGTCACCCAGCTTGGCGAGCTCAGGGCTGACTTTTACTTGCCGGCCGATCAAGCCCTGCCAGACTTTTTGCGCGAAAAGCGGGCCGAATTGGGCCCGGCCTGGGAGCTCGTAGACAAACCGAACCAGGGCCACCTAACTGACAAAACGGTATATTTCGAGTACAAACATATCAGCTTCCCGCGAATCTTGCTGACCTTGGGCATCCGTGTTTCCATTGGCGAAAACGCAGTTTGTCGCCTGAAACTGGTCAAGATGACCGAACCAAAGCCCATCTATAAGGTGGTTTGCAATGAATAAAATTCAAGTAGAAGCTCTCAAGGAATGGGAAGAAGCGACCAAGGCCGCTAGGAGAGTCCTGAGAGACTGGGAAAGTTGGCTTTTCTCCTGGCGGCTTGATTTAGAGCGTGGTAAGACCATTTCTGACGATGAGTTTATGGAGGCCGTCCAAGAGATGTCTGAGGCCGGACTTGACAGCTGGCTTGACCAGCACCCATTGGGCATTGACCAACTGCGGGCTGCCCTTACTACGGGAGGGAGGGAGGAATGACCATTTACCAATGTCTGAAGTGCCGCAAGTATTACGGCTGGCACGAAAACAAAAAGCTGAAGGGCCTGAAACCCTTCGACCCCAAAACCCATACCCGCTATCTCGATTGCGATGTCTGGCGTTGTCCACACTGTAACAACTTTCAGGATACCCGCGATGTCTACCCATCGTTTGGTACGCGGGGCGGCAATCAACTGCGCCAGCTTTCCGAAACAGAAGTTCAGGCCGAACTCCTGGGTGACAGAGAGGCCCAGCAAACGTTGGGTTGGTATGACCTCAACGCAGATAAGTTCTACTAAAGGAGCAACTGATGTTTAGAAACGTTTACGCCGCTATCAAGCATTTTCTGGCCTCGCCGCAAGGCGAACACACGCAGCGGGTGCTTGAAAAGCACTTCGGCTCAACGCTAGAGGTATTATCGTTACCCATACACCCAGTTACGATGAAACCCCCTACACGACTGTCGTGGATGGCAAATGGGTAAACACAATTGGTGAGTATAAAGAGGCACTTAGAGAATGGACATCAAGACATGGAGGTGACTGGTGAAACTCCGAAAAATTTCAATGGTCAAGCCGAACAAAAGTTTCATTTCCGCTCCATCTCGACTGAGAACCGATCCGAGAGAGGTTTCGCAGGAAGAACTCCTGGCAAATTATGGCGCGAAAGATATTCTGGTTTCTTTTAATCCAGATGGGGTATCCGATCCGTTACTAGTTACAGCCTATAACAACGGATATGGCTGGTGGATAGTAGCCAGAGGGGAGGATAACCCATTGTGACCGGCTACATCCCAAGGCTTCGGAGAAAAAATTGCTTTAGAAGGTGTCCAAATTTTCAATTTTGGATTGACAAAAGTTGATTTTTGGCTTATCATGGGAAGTAGGAATTTAGCCCTGTCTCTCCAGGGCTTGTAACAGACCGAGTAATCCCCTCTTTCAGGGATAGTGGGTTCTTACCTGCGGTCGGTCGGCATGGTAAGACGACAGAGACACTATCCCCCCGAAGTGGGGATTTTTAATTCTTGGAGTTATAACGATGACTATAGATTATCTACCATCATCTGAGGACACCATGCAAAAAGTCCGCCGGGCTCTGAAAAAGCTCGTTGATTTAATAGACGAGCGCTGTTCCGATACCGGCTGCATGTGCGACTTACGGGGCGATCTGTGCAGCCAGCAATACATGGACATCTTAGATGAGTTTGAGGCTGCATTGAAGGCGGTGATAACGATGATAAACAGGCAGGAGGTTCAAGATGGAATGGAGTGAGTACGACAAGGGTAAGGAGGCCCGGTTCTACCGGAACCCGTTCAAATTCTTTATCTTTCCCGATGATGATGACGCGCTGTGCGTCGTCTGGTTTGGTGACAGCTCGGCCAGTTTCACCGTCCAGGGCAAGGGCGAGCAAACCCACCTTGAAGCCGGGAAAGCATGGTGTATGAGCTGGGCCAGGCAAAAGATCAAGGAATTGGCCAGAGACTTTCAAATGGGCGTCTTTTTCAAAGAAACAGGAGAAACCGATGAATGAACCAACGCCGCTGGCGATTGACCAGCAAGATTTTACGGCCTTGCGTAAGCTGACCGCTTCTTGGATTGAGGAAGTCAAGACGGGCGAAGTAGATGAAAACCTGGAACACTATATCTACGAGGCGGCTATGGAAGCAATCTATGGCCCGGATGTTTGGAAATGGGTCAACGAACAGGATTATGATGAATTTTAACGATGGACAACGAGTTTAATCGGCCAGGCGGTTTTCATTATTGCCAATGGCCTAAACACTGCCCCCGCATTGGTATCAAGGAAGTTATCTGGCAGGGACAAACGATCTGGGTCTGCAACAGACATTGGCGTATCGCTGAGGGCAAGCCTCTTGGCTGCGTACCAAAGAAAAAAGCTATATTAAATAGCGAGAGCGAGATTTGACAAAAATGCTAAAATCGGTTATCATTCTAAACAGGATTAAATAGCCAATCATCCGCCTGGCAAACGGAGGGGAAAGAAAAGCGAGTACAGGTACATGAAAAACTTTTTTGTTATCTTAAATAAGTCCGTTCTTCTAATATGCAACTCCTTTTCGGAGGGGCCGCTAACCCCAAAATTCCTGTACTCGCTTTGGGGGTTGCAGATTAGAGCGACGGACTTTTCATTTTGCGGCGCGGGCGTGATAGCTTGGCGCCTTTTTTGTTTCCGTAAAGGGTTTTGATAATGCCAATCTCGGATTTGAACCCAGAACAACTTGAGGTTTATAATAAAATTGTGGCCGCCTTTTTCAAGGACCCAGAAAGGTTCGAGGGGGATTGCGGTCGTCTACGAAAAATTTTGCGTTCTATCGGCGCAAAGCAAACCCGCCTGGTTTATCTCGAAACGTTAAAGTTCGTCAATTCGGGCGGGGTTATGATGCTACCGGATGGAAGCCGGCCACGCTTTCCAGGCGGAATTTTCTTTGTTTTAGCCAATAAAGTTGTAAAGGCAGTCAAAGCGGCCAGGAGAGCGGAAGCAGAGAAAAACAATTTAGAGCAACCGGAAAATAAGGCACCAAAAGCCAGCAGAAGAACAATTTTACATAAATGTAAAATATGCGCCTTTTATTGGCGAGGCTTGACCCATAATGAACTTTGTGGGCCTTGCCATAAAAGGGGTATTAGAAGCATATCCAAAGGTTATAAAAAATAATTTGTTCAAGAAGAATTTATGGCTATCTTACATCGTGACATCGCCAAAGGTATACTGAGCCGCAATCAGGCTTTCCGGGCGAAACTTGACAAAGTAAGTAATTCGTGATACAATACAGGTTATGAATACTATGGCTAGAGTTCCAATGTCATACCGATTTACACAAGAGGCGCGTTATCTTTTGCGCCAGATAGCCCGGAGGCTTGGCCTCAGCCAGACTTCGGTTATGGAAATGCTGCTCCGGGAAAAAGCCGAGAGCTTGAATATTCCAAGAAAATTCGATAAAGATGAACCGCTACAAAGCCAATAGGCCGGGGCGGTTTTTGTTTTTAGAGTGACGTTTTCGGTAAACTCAAACTTCATAATCGGGGTCAGAGGCTCCGGCCGGACATAGATTGTACTAGTGGGATTACTGTTCAAGTCCGGCTCAACAAAAAATGCAATCCGCCGTGCCCCAGAGTGATAGTGGTGCCAGTGCCGTGTTCTAAAGGCGCAAATTCGTTGGGGGCGGGGCGGGTGGGGGGATAGGGTTTGTAGTAGAGACACAAGTAAAGTCAAAGGTGATTAAAAGGTGAAAGTTAAAAGAAACACGACACCTGTCGCAGCGGTTGAAAGAGACGACGACTGAGCGAAAGTCTCTCCTACAAAGCTCGGCGACAAGTGTCCGGCGTCGGGCAGCGGTTGAAAGAGACGACGACTGAGCGAAAGCCTCTCCTGAAATCTTCGCCCGACGCCGGTCTTATCTTGAAAGATTCAAGAGAAGTCGATCTTCATCCGTACCAGATGCTGACAATTTTTTTAATTTGAGATCGACTTCTGCTCAGAATTTAAACTACCCTATAAAGGCGGGTATCTACTGAGGTTGTTTTAGCTAAAACAACCTACAGCCGGGAGATGTAAACCATGGATGATCAAGAAAAGCGATTTACGACTCATTTATGTAAGACTATCCGGCTGATGCTAGATAGATACCCAGGGCGGTTTCCGGGGGCCTCAAAAGTCAAACCAGAAAGTCTGGGTTGGGTTGGGCTATGCGACCTGCACCAGAAGATGCTTTCCGAGGTTGGTGGGTTAGCTCACTGGAAGTATTGGGACGCGCCAAAAGACGATGCCCTGGACACTCTGGCAAAGCCGGCGAAAAAGAAAAAGAGGCGGAAGAAGTCTACTCGAAGCGAGACGCCTTCATCCAGTTCGGGGACAAACCGATCGGCTGAGACTTCGGCGAGCTCAGTCGAACCGCTCGCCGCAAACCTGGCCACGGATAAGCAAAAGAACTACATCAAGGGGCTCAGACGCAACCCTATCGCTGAGGCGCGCTATCAAACGATGGCCCGCGAGCTTGGTTTTGGGAAAGAGCCCTTATCACAGAATAAGGCCGGTTGGGTCATCACGTCGCTTAAACAAGAGATTGCTTTCCGAGCTGGTCAGGCGGCGGGTTTTATGGTAGATGAAATGGCCGGACCAGCCGCAAAAGTAGATGCTGAAACCAGGGCCAGCCGGCAGGAGTTGAAAAAATATCTGGACGGGTTGGAAAAAAAAAGACTTTTCTGGATTTGTGATGTATCGAACAACAGGAGGCTTTGATGGATTACGTACCCCCTTGGATATACTTCAAAAAGGTAGCGGATCTGGTTAATGCCGGTGATATTGAAGGGGCGCTGGCCTGGCCTGAAGTAGCCTTTATTGACCAAGATTTACGCAGTTGGGTCGAAGAGGCTATCATGAGGCCAGGCAAGTTCGAGTCGCTGGTCGTTTTTGCCCTGGAGGAGATGGCCGGCATTAAACGGGCGAATACACTTGAGGAGCGTATTTACCAGCGATGGGCCGACTACCCGCAAATCAAGGCTATGCTTGGTAGCACCTATCTTCCCAAAGAGTGTTTTTTGCGAAAAATTCGCGCTATTATGGCCGAGTACGATTTGTAGTTAAGGAGGCTTTGATGCAGATTAGCGACAAAAAACAAAAAGTGATTGACTATCAGCGGTCGCAGTGGTTCAAAGACGCACATTTTATCTGCCCGAATGTTCATCCCCCCGACAGATTTTGTACCAACTGTTTTCTGACAGTGGAGGCGTTAGAACATGCTTACGAGCTGGGCTACCAGAAGGCGGTAGAAGATAGCAAATTACCCAAGTTGGCTCTTTTGGGATTGGAGGCTAAATGAGCTTACCGGAATATATCTCAGTAGCAAAGACAGTTGTGTATTACCAGGCTACTTGCCCAGTCTGCGGGTGGGTGAGCTGGGAGTATGATACCCCGGCCCTTCACCGCCTTACATGGTCGGCGACTGAACATATTGGCGATTGCCAGAAAGCGGTTAGTATTGGGCTTGAGCGGGCTGGCAAAGATGGGTATGGTATCATGCTTCATCGGCATGGACAAAGGTGGGAGTTTGAAGGTTCACTGTTATCGCCTGAATCCGGCGAGATGTTTTATTGCGATTGGCGAAGGACCTCAGACAGAGCCATACTTGTCTATATACGGCCATACGATGAGGAAGATGCAGCCGATGGCGCCGAACTCGTTTTCGTCTCGCCGGAGGGCCTGGCAATTGAAACCTACCACGTGGCCTATGATCACCACTGGCAAACAGATGGCGCGCCGTGGTTGGAGGAGGGTAGTCATGATCATCGAGATTGACTACGACGAAGGGGACGCCAGCACCTACCGGGCTGTGGTTGCCATATCAGAGGCCGGCGACGATTACCGCTTCGAGAGCGGTGATGTGGTGAAGGACTTTCGAAATGCGGCTGTATTTGCAAATGGGAAGGACGAATATTACACCGCGTACAGTTCATCTACTGACCAGTTCGTGCTAGATGGTGACGATTATATATGGCAGATAACTGTAGAGTATGGAAGTTTGATTGTCAGGAAGGAGGCTAATCATGTCAGATGATAAACCGACCTGGGAAATCAGCGGCGCAGTAGACGGTTTTGATATGGAAAACGGCCAGATAACCCTCTGGCTTAGCGGGTTTGACGAGATGGAAACTATCCCCATTATGCCTGAAATGCCGGCCTGGTTGTTCCGGTCAGGGATAGCTTTTCGGACCAGTATTCCCCGCGCTTGTGTTCGGCGGAGAAGTTTTGCCGGCAATACCCGGTGGGGTGAGTTCCATAAGCAAGACTATCAAAATTTGAGTGAGGCTGAGCTGTTGGAGCTATTGGCCGAGATGTTTGAATAGGAGGCTTTGATGACAAAGTTTGAGAAGGCGATGCTGACCGCTTTTGTGTATCTTCTTATCTCGCAGCATCACAATATGTCCCTGGGCCCGCTACCGCCGGTCGCCCAGATAATTTTTACAGTTGGTATCATTCTGACCGCGGCGCTCTTTATTTCCTTGCCTGAAAGGAGTGGTGATGTCTAAATTTGCGATTAAGGACGTACCCATCTTCAGCATCATTCGGCTGGATGATGGGCGAGTTGGACTGCTAACCGGTGGCCCGGCCACTGACAGCCAAAAAGCGGCCAACAGCGGGTTTCGAGTGGCTATCACGGCTAGCAGGGGTGTTATGTTACCTCCACAGAGAGAAGTAGAGGTCGTAATGTATACGGCCGAGATAGCGCATAAATACTTTTTTGAGATTTTTCAGGAGGCTGATAGATGTCTTTAGAGCTTATTGGGTTGCTGCATATTTATGAGGGGATCGCCCCGCCAGAAGTCAAGGCGGCTATTAAGGTTGTCTTGCAGTGGTTGAATCATCGGAGATACGAGAGGGAGAGAGAAGCGCGCGAAAAGTTGGCAGAATTAAAGGAGTGTTGAGATGATACCCGAAGAACGCGTACGGGAACTGATGGACTACGCCGTTGGCCGGCAAGTTGAAATCCAACAGGGGTATATCGAGATGTTGTGTGGCGCTTATCTGGCTACCACCGACATCCCCCCGGCCGAGGTTGAGTTAGTTGAGGATCGACGGGGAAGTGAAACGGTCTGGTACTTTAGACGACGGTCTGGTATTAAACAGGAGGCTCAAGATGAGTGAATTAAGTTTGAAGATGCAAGAATTTCGGGATGCAATTCAGATGATCGAAGCCGCGATTGTACGGGGAGACATTCAGGAGATCGAATTTTGGGTCAAGCCAGGCGAGGAATCGCCTCCGTTTGTGGATTTTTTGGTTGAATGTTCTGACGGGTCGGGGTTCGGTGACGTGAGCCATTGGTCGCGTGAAGATAGAATTGCCCAGTTACGGCAACGAAATCGGGCAATTAACTTTGTGTTTGATATTGTCTTTAATGGCTCTGATGTCACCGAGAAGTACATTGAGGAGAACGCCGTTTTGACGCCAGAGGCGGTCGAGCGGCTAAAAGAACTTTTGCGCGAGCGACATCAAAACGCACTGGGAGTAAAAGATGAAACCGCGACGAATAACAAATGAGGAATTGGCCAATCTGTCCGAGGCGTGGGAGCACCCTACGGTGGACACCTCAAAGTATTACCAGTCGGTCCTGGTCGCTTACGAGATAGACCAGGAGACATATTTGGCTAGCAAACGGGCCGGGCATCTGGTCCAGAAAGTGTGGACTGAAATTGAGCCGGTCGAAATTGAAGGTGGAGCGCGTTACTATGTCGCCGGTGAGTTTGGCGCGCCGGCCTTCGAGAGAGTTATTGCATCCTGGTTCTGGTACGAAACCGTTTTGCGAGCCTTGAACCGGCTGAGACGGTGATTACAGTAGAGAAAAAACAGGAGGAAACTGATGGAAAAGCCAAAGAAGTTGTTTAATATGAGAGTTGAGAGCTACAACGCTGAAGATAGGATAATTATTATCCACGCCGCAAATTTGTCGTTTGTGTCTGCACTTCAGGAATATGGCGATCTTGTTCGGCGGGTCGGTACTGCACAATGGGCCTATATTTTAGAGGTAGCGCCGTACTATGATTTTTATACAGTGTTGGAATACGCTCAGCAGCTAGAGAAGGGGTTGGATCGGATGGAAAGGGAGGCGTCTAATGAACCTGGCTGAATATACTCATGTCGTGGGTATCGGGGTTGGTGAAAAAATAGAGGTTATGAAGATTGTTCCTTACATTTACAATCGAGTTTGTAAGGACCTGAGAGAAATTTCAATGGGCCTGGTAGATGTTATCTTGGGTCTTCCAGAAACCAGGGAGTATACTGTGTTTATGGACGGTACGATTATGCCCCGGCAGTTTGATAGCAAGGCCGAGGCTGAAGAATATGCCAAGCATTTGGACGGTAAATTTGTCTTAGAAAAGCCAATCCCCTGGGAAACGGCGGATGGGATTGAGTTTTTCGAGATGACCTTTACCCACCTCGAAGCGCCGGGGGTGGAGCTGGTGCTGGCCTGGGACTATAGCCTGGAAGAGTTAGTGAAATCAGATGCAGCCGTTTGATAGGCTGCTGCCTGATATATAATTTTAGGAGGATTATCATGTTTACAGAGAAAGTATTAGCAGTCCTTGGAGAGAAGACCCAAGGGAACGCAGATTGGGAAACTACCCTGGGCGAATTGGGAAACGCCTTCACTGGGGGTCGGATGGTGCAACCGGGCCAGGGCGGTTCTTATGTTATTACCCCCCAGGGCTTCAAGGAGTTAGTTCAAGACCGGCTGGGCTTTCCGGCGCCAGCAATGTTGGCCCTGGATGATGCGCCGGAGTTGCAAATTGAAGTAATGCGCCACCTGACCGAGAAAAACGGCGACCGGAAGGTGCTGGTTCGCACCCAGGGCACGCAGATAACCGGCGTCTTAGGCCGGGACTACCTGCTTCTCAAGAACAACGCCGTGCTGCTCACTCTTGAGCAAATGGTGTTGCGGGGCGAACTGCCGGAAGATGCGCAGGTAGCCAAGTTCCACCTGTCCCAAAATGGCCGGGAGATGTGGCTGCGCCTGGTAGCCGAAAGTTGGAGCTTTTTCCTGGGCGACGGCAAGAAGGACCCCGCTTATGGCGGGCTCTCCATCTCAAATGATGAGCAGGGGAAGCGTTCTTTCCAGGCCAGGGCATTACTGGCCAGGGTAAGCTGTTTCAATTACACCCTGGCTGAGGCAGCCATTAAGACCGAGCATCACTTCGCCGGATTGGGAGATTTTACGGCGGCGCTCATTGGAGCGGCCGGTGGGGTAGGTGACTTTGCCGGACGGATGCGCGACCAACTGCACGATCTGAAAGGCCACCCCTTCATCAACCCGCTCGCTGTCTTCGAGAAGGCGATGAAGGACTTTGGCCTGCCGGCATACGTCAAAGACCGCGCCAAAGAGTACTGGGCCAAACAGACCGAGCAAGCTACAGCTTTCGATATTGTCCAGGCTATCACCTACGGCACCCAAGCCTTTGCTGAGGGCATTGGCCGCCGCCCGGCCAACTGGCTGAAGATGGAAGCGGTCGAAGCCCTGGCGCTTCCCCTGGCCAACCAGATCATTGACCTGGGTGAGGACCAGTATGTGATGACTGTGGGGGATGTAATCTCCCGGCTGTCAGACTATGACCCCGCCATGATGGCGGATGGGGTCAACGAAATTGTGGAATTAGACAACGTGGTGAAAATTCGCTAAGACAAAGAGGGGACTGGGCCCATCACATCCCAGTCCCCTCCTAATGAGCTTGTCGAATTAAATAGGAGGAAGTATGAACGAAGGAACCAGTTTTCTTATAGGCATGTTGTTTGGTGCGCTTATTCTCATAGCATTTTTAGCGTCAATAAGCACAGAAGATTGGACAGCTGAAGGTTTATGTCAGAACGCCGGCTATGAGCAGATGATTGATGCCGGTGATGATGTTTACTACTGTTTCGACGCCGAGACCGGAACGAGCGTAAAGCTCAACCCGCCGCCGGCCGGAGGTGAATAGTGAGGACTTCGGTTGAAACCATAACCGACCTTCAAAACCTGGCCCAAACCGGCTTCTCGGACTGGAAAAGCCTGGGCGAAATTTACGTTGCTGAACGTGGCCCGCTGCGGCTCTTTAACTATACGGCGAAAGCCCAGTTTGAAGGGCGCTGGAATTTCATCGAGCGCATTAGCCGGGGCTTGATTTTGAACGCCGAGACGGGCGAAGTGGTAGCCCGGCCATTTGATAAGTTCTTCAACTGGGGCGAAGGAGGCCGGTATTCAGATGCACCTATCAAGAAAGTCACCGAGAAGATAGATGGTTCCCTGGGCATCCTTTACCGTGAAAATGGCGGTTTTCGAGTCGCCACCCGTGGTAGTTTCGATAGCGATCAGGCGGTTTGGGCAACCGAGTTCCTGAACAGGAACTATAATCTTGATGATTTACCCCCAGCTCTAACCTTACTGTTCGAGATTGTTTATCCGGCCAATCGCATCGTAATCGACTACCAAAAAGAGGACCTGGTTTTGTTAGCTGCCCGGTCGAGATTTACTGGCGGCTTCCTTTCGCCTGAAGAGTTGAGGCATATAGCGGAAATCTACAAGTTCTCTGTCCCTTTTGCGTTTCGTTTCGAGACGCCGGACAAAATCGTTGAAGCGGCCAAAGTTTTGCCGCCTACTGCAGAGGGTTGGGTAGCCGAGTTCGCCGACGGTGAACGATTCAAGTTCAAAGGTGACGAATATCGAAAGTTACACAAACTCATCAGCGGCTTGAGCTTCAAAAGTATCCTGGCGCACGTAGAAGCCGGAACACTGGCTGAGGCCATGAGCATTATCCCAGACGAGTACCTGGCTGAAGTTCGGGGATGGGAAAAACAAATTTTAGAAGTTATAGCCAGGGCAGAATATCTGATTGGACTTGTATTCTACCAGGCCCCAAAAGCATCGCGCAAGGAATTTGCGCTATGGGCGAATGAGTATCACCCATCCTTAGCGGCTTACTTATTCGCCATGTGGGATAACAGACCACTCAAGCCGCTTATATTCAAATTTGGTTTTAAGGAGGAAAACGGTGAAACGCAAAATCAAGCTGACTTACCAGGGTCCCCTGGACCCGCCTGAAAACAAGATTGTCATAGAAAGTGCGAAACGCCTGCCAGTCGTTTTTCCAGATGACGACAAGAATTACATTGTAGACTTTTGTTACAGGAAGGGCTATTACTGGAACGACACCTGGATTTATGGCAAACCTAACCGCTTGATGATTTACCCCCACCTTATCATCAAGGGAGTGTATCGCCTTGAATTTCCTCATAGCTACAAGCTCACGGTCCGATCCGTTCCGTTCGAGATCATTGAAGCCAGAACGCCCGATGCTGAAGACAGCATTTCGCCGGCTGGCCTTTATCAAGCTGAGGAGATTGAAGGTTGGGGAGATGAAGATGCAGATAACGAGGCCGACTTGTTGCAGGCTAAAATTCAAACCATTTTAGATGGAGAAGTAGAAAGCGTAGAGGTATCACGTGCTCAGGAAATCACTATCACTCTTTCGGCCGGAAAGATAGTTTTAGTCAGCAATGGGGAATATCCCCCCGGCTACACTTTAGAACTACAATTCAAGGAGGAAAACAATGTCTACCAAATTAAACTCTAGCGAACTGCTGAGTAGGATCGCCATTTACGAAGCAGAGGAGTCTTTGCCGCCGGACCATATCCGGCCTGACAACGTTCAGGAACGCCAGGAGAACGGCCTGGGTATTGCCCTGGCCCGCTTTTGCGACTGGGATGGCCTGCCCCTGCTAAGAATTTTCCATTGGGCCCTGGAAGATGCAAACTATCATGCTGAAGCGGCCCAGGTCTGGGAGATGATACTGAAAGAAGAAGCCAGACAAGAGGAGTATGAACAAGATGGCGAATGAGCGCCGGAAATCCCAAATGAACCGGGGCCGCCTGTTCTACGTGAAGCTCAAGGATGACAAGGGCGACCCTTACAAAATCATTGCCGGCAGCATCCACAATGCCGGGGTGCGTTTTGTGAGTGACAGAAGCCGGCAGTTATTAGAAGATGCTGTTGTCCAAATTTGGACACGGGCCCGCTATGAGAAGTGGCTTGACCCGGCCGAGTTTCAGGTCTACGAACTATTACAGGAGAAACGCGCATGAGAGACTATTGTGACGATATATCAGAAGATAAGATGGGAGCAGTGAACGGTGAAACAAATCTAGCGATTGAGGATTTCGTCCAGGCTAGAAACGATGTTGCCTGGTTGGGCAAAGTCAACCTTTATACGATGGAGGAAACAGGCGATCTTCACCCTTACAGTCCAGATGAGGACCTTCTCAATTTTTCGTGTGATTTTATCTTGCCGGTCTACGATGTGGAGTTGGAGAGGTTGATTAAGGAACGTAAGAATATTCCATATACCACCGCTATGGACGATTACCGGCGCATCACCAGAATCTTTAGCCGGGTAAAAGCCTTGGGGGGTATCATTCTTCATTGGGCTTGAAAGGAGTGAAAGATGTCACTGGCTGACGATTTTCAAAACGCCTTTTCCGACGTGCCTGAGGCTGAACGCCTGGCGGCTATCTTGGGGGCAATAGAGGTTTGTCTCGAAAGGGGACAAGTTATTGCTGTCCCAGACGAAAAAGAAGTAGGTGAATATTTGTATGTTCACCAGGAACACGCCAGCCGCAAACACCGGCGGGCGGCCGTTTCACTTGAGGAAATAAAACTTTATCATGCGCGCCTGCTTCGAGAGCAGGCAGCGGAGACGAACTAGTGAGTTCACCGAACTAGGAGGAAAACACATGAGCGATTTAATGAGTACTGTTTTTGCTGGCTTGGAACACCAGCCGGTCTTGCTTCGAGCGCCGGGCAAACTGTCTGGCGTTGAGGAGGGTTTCTTACAGGCAGACCCGGAGTCTGAAGCCGGGGCCTGGTCAGTCATCAACCACTATCTTTCGTTTCGCTTTATGCGACACGAGGTTGAGTGTGTTCTGATTGATGATAAGGGGCTGGTGACGATTACGCTCAAGAGCCCGAAACTGACACGAGGCTTTATTCTGCCTAGAGATGTGAAAGACAAACAAGACCTGGCCAGGCTATGGGAGGAGGCCAGAGAGCCGGGAGGCGAGGGAGGCGAGGCAAGTGAAATGTCGTATGATCCGAAAACATATTTACAGGAGGAGTGATGAAATACTTTTGCGAATGTCGCGGTTTGTGCTCGATAAAAATCGAGCTGCCAGAGGAGGTTTATAAAGCCATTTTAGACAGCGGCTTTTATCTGAGGTCTGACGACTGTCCAACGTCGACTGGCGCTGACATATTGATTGAACAGCGTGAAGGCTATAGTATCTGGAAAGAGGTGGAGGAATGAAACCTGTTTTGGTGAAGTGCCCGCAGTGTAGTAAAGTAACTAGGGTGGAGAAAGAAACCATTGATGTGACCACCACAGAACTGATATTTGGAATGGAGGGGAGCCATGAATATACTGCCCCTCTTGCAGCCGAAAATGGAATGGATTTCTCTTACCGGACCATCTGTTGCGGGGCTCCCCTTCGCTTTGCCGATGGTGGAGAAGAACTGGTAGTTGGAAACGCTGATGACCTGGCTATGTATCTGGTTAAGCATAGCCTGGAACTTACTCCGGCACAAGAGGTTATTTTTGAAAGGCTGGTCGAGCTGCAAGATGTGTTTACCCGCAGCCTGACTACCCTTTTCATCCTGACCCTGGGAGAAAGTGGTGAATAGTGAATGAAAAAAGCAAAGATAGAACCAAGCAATATCACCTGATTTGCGCCTTCTCCTTAGCCGGCCGCCGTTACGAAATCGGGCTAGAGAACCAGATAGACCATCCTAACCTGGTCGTTGTCCGTCTAACGGCAAAGACCGCCAAGGTGATTGGCTATCATGGCTCGTCACCGGAGAGCCTGGCCCACCAGTTAGTTGATTTGTGCGTCAAGGCTGGGGATTACACTCAGGCTAAAACCATAACCGAAGCTCTGAACCAGCTAAGAGAGGAGCGGGCCCGGCAGATTGAAAAGATAACAGCGGCCTTAGAAAAGGCCATGGAGGTCAAACATGGAAACGCCTGATTTGTCCCGGCTCTGGAAGATGTTGAACTATATGTTCGACCTATATGTCGACCTATATGATTTTAGCCCCAGCGAGCGGGATATAGTTTTAGACCTGATTGAAAATAGCCCAGACCAATCTCTTGAGCCGGTAGAGAGGTATCCAGTAGCCCGGCAGGGCTTCATCACCGATCTGCCCGTTGTAAAACGGGGCGAGGGCTTGGGCCTTGAGGAATATCTTTATGTCTTCTTAGACATGTGGCAAAGTTTTCTTAATGATGCCGGGGTTTTTCGCTGGCAGGTCATCCGGCCTTATGAGAAGTGGATAGGCGTTGTGTTTGCCACCCAGGCAAAGTCTGACCCGCTGCCGGAACTTGAAGATGACCAGATAATCTGGCCTGACATTTACAAGACCGTTTTCGAGAGCGGCTTTCGCTGGAACCGGCCCGATGAGGCTCTCTTGGTTACTGACCAGGAAAAAATTATTATTATCAAACGTAACGTTCATTGGCTTTGGACACGCAGCCAGGCCCGCTTCGATGCAGAAAGCGCATTTGTCCAAGCCATAGTTCTACAAGAAAAAGAGAAGGAGGCAAAACGTGACCAGCAATGAGAAATCTCCAGCTATTGGGCTCATCATCTCTGCGGACAAGAGAGCCGCACTTAGAAACCCGGTGTCAGACGAACAGCTAAAAACTATCAACGAACTGATGGGCCGGGTTGGAGAGGAGAAATTTGCCTGGGTGGTGCAGCGGTTATCATCCTTCCATCTGAAGGGTTGGGACGTGACGGCTCTTACCACCGAACACGCAAGCACATTGGAAAATTATCTCAGAATGGAAATTACAAAGTGAAGCTGACCTCCACTCTCTGGCAGCACATGGACCCATCAGATTACCCCGGCTTTCTGAATGTCTTCAGCTCCGATGAGGAAGCGATTAACGCCCTCATCCTGCTTCACGCGCCGGGGGACAATTCATTTATTCTCGATTGCACCTATGGTCTGGGGCACATGTGGGCTGACAATCGGCTCTTTCAGCCAGACCTGAAAACAGACCTTGAACCAAAGGCGCCAGGTATCAAGATGATGGACTTCACCCAGATGGATTTGGTTGAGGCCAAGCAGGTCGCGGTCATCATTTTCGACCCGCCCCACCTTAGTGATCACGGTGCCACGGGGACCATCAACTACCAAAGGAACTACGGGGTAAAGGTGGGTGTAACTGGGAACGCCGCTGATGGGGGAGTGACAGAGTTCTTCCCCCCATTCCTGAAAGAAGCCTATCGGGTGCTCTGTCCCAGGGGAATAGTGCTATGCAAGATCATTGACATGATCCACAGTAGCACCTATCTCTGGCAGCATACCGAGTTTATGTACACTGCCTGGAAAGCTGGTTTCACCGTTAGAGACCTGGCCATAAAGAAGACAAGCCACTTGCCCCAGTCTTCAACCTGGGTGGCTCAGCACCATCTGAGGAACGCCTACGCCTACTGGATATGCGTCCAAAAGCCAACCAACCGGCAAAGGGTCAAGCCGCCCTTTCAATTCTTAAAGGAGGAATAATGCAAAAGTTTACTGATGAGCCCGCCAACAGGTGGTGGAGCATAATTTTTGGCAAAAGGAAAACCTGGGAAGGCCCAAATAAACCAAAAATGTATGCCATCACATTCCCGGATGGCATCAATTGGGAGAGAGTTGGCAAAGGTTACTATTTCCCGTATAAAGGCGAAACAGAGTGGATTCGTGAAGCAAATGGAGATATGGCAGGAGAAGCGTATGACCTGGCTAAGGAAAACAACACCTCCATTCCAGGGCCGCTGGCCGCTGGCTTGGAAGCGGAGGGAGCCATTGTCCTTTCAACATTTAAGGAGACGAAAGATGTTGCTCATCATTGACGGCAACAATATCTTTGCCCGTATCTTCTTTGCCTTCCTATCGGAGATAGAGAACAGCCCTTTCTACGCCATAGATGGTGTGCTGGCGTACATCGAGAATGTCTGCCGGGACTACCAACCCACTCATTTGGTTGTAACCTGGGATAGCCCGATCTTGAAACGCCGGGAGGAATATCCGGCATATAAGGCAGACCGCAAGCCAAAGCCGGAGGGGTTTATCAAGCAGCTAACCGCCTTGCGCGACGTAGTGAAGGGTACCCAACTGGCCCAGGCCGAAGCGTCAGGATACGAAGCTGATGATGTAATCTACACCTTGAGCTCGCTCCTTGCCTTCGAGGAACAAGTGTTAGTCCTGACTTCAGACCGGGACTTGTTGCAGGTGGTCCGGGATGACCAGGTGACGGTAGAGCTCTTGAGGTTCGAGCCGCATACACATCGCACCTTACGCGACAGGTTCAACACACTGGCTGAGGTCGAGGCGACGGTAGGCGTGAAATCCAGGCAAATCCCTTCCCTGAAGGGCCTGGCCGGGGATAGCGACAACCTGCCGCACCCGGCCGGCATAGGCCATGTTTGGGCCAAGAGATTGTTGGGGGACTACAATGATGTAGCCAGCATCTACCATCATTTGGATGAGGTTGAGCCGGAGCGCATACGAAGGCTGCTTGAAACTGGCCGGCAGCAGGCTTTCTTGGGAGAGAGCCTGGCCCGGCTCAGGTTGGCCCCGATTGGGTTCTGGCTTGAGGATGCCCGGACGCCGGACTTACGGAAACTTAGAGCAGAAGCGGCCAGGTTGGTCGCTTTAACCCAGTGAGGAGGAATATATGACTAGATTGATTATAGATGTTTCCGCCCGCAATGGTGAGGGCCTGCGGGCTATACTTCCTGAGAAAGATGGGTGGTATTTTGAAAGTGAAGAGTATGAGAAAGATTGCTATGGGATAAGCATTGGGACAATCATTGCCCAAAATGATCAAGAAGATAATCTATCTGTAGTGACGGAACAGGCGCTTAACACAAACCCGGAAGTCATCTGTTATTACCTCCTTGAAGAATATTATGAGCAGGAGGAAGTATGTGGAAAATAGCCTACCGGCTGAACTGGCCGGTCTTTTGGGAGAAGGATGTGGGCCGGTGGACATTCACCTTCCAAAGCCAATCGGATAGCCCACATCTGACCCGTTGGCTGCTGCCGTCGCTGCGCTTTGTCAGCACCAAACACTGGCAAACCTGGGACATCTGGGAGCCAGGAGACGGGAAACTGATCAGTGCCATTCATTTATCCTGGTGGGCCTGGACATTCTCAATCAGATGGGGGGGCGGCTAGTGAGTGTGAAGTTGACCTTTGATGTCATTATGACTTTTGACATTTACCAAAACGGGCAACTGGTCCCGCAGCAAAGAACAATGGAACTTGAGGCTTTTGACGCCCTGGACGCCCAGGATAAAGCTGACGCAATCCTACGAAAGCAAGTAAGGTATTCACAAATAGTCAACCTGCAAACGGCTATTAGCTTACGTGTAGCTTAACTATAAGCAAAGAGAGGAAAAACATGGTTATTCACTTTGACCCAGTGATAGGAGAAGGCATGTGGGAATTTAAAAAAACGAAACAAGAACCACAAGAAACGTTTAAGCAGTGGGCAGTCGTGGAACTTATGGGCCATGGCGCGATTGCCGGCCTAATTTCAGAAGAAGCCTATTTCGGCCTGGGCTTTATGCGGGTGGATGTGCCAGCAGTAAATGATCAACCGGCTTTTACGAAGTTTTTCGGAGGTAGCGCCATCTACGCCTTCTCCCCAACGACGGAGGAGGTTGCTGCCGAAGCCGCCAGGCGGCTGGATATTCGGCCAGCTTCATACTTCTACTCACCCCAGCTTGAAAATCAGCCGGCCAATGAGGAAGATGAGTTTGAAGTCCCATTTTAGCTTGACAAAAGCCCAAAAGTGTGATAATCTATTATCAATGGCGCTACAAGGGACTTGCATCGGACACGGGTTGCCACGGCTCCCCCAGTGAATGGGCTACTGTCAGTTAGTACGAGCCGGCTAACAAGAGGACAGGACCCAAGGTCGCGTGCCATATACGGCCTCCTATTAGATACGCGGTTTACCGGCTAGGGCTCGCAGCTAGAACTGCAACGGTAAACCGCCAGATAACATAACCGTAAAAACGGTGTAATATATTGAGCGGCGAGACCCCACTGACTGTTGGTGGGGTCTTCGCCATTTCAGGAGGAAAATGAAAGCTGAAATTTATCTATTACTGCAAAATAAAGGACTACCATCGGATGTAGCCCACGCTCTATTTCGCCTGGGTCTTGGCGTACCAAGGGCACATGACCCCAGGGATATAGATGTTGTCACCGCGTACCTGCTAAAGTTACAGGATATAGTCAATCGCTTAGGAGGAACCGATGAAACAAAATAGGATTTGGATTTGCGGTTGTGGCGCAATCGGCAGCCGCATCGGGTATGAATTGTGTATGACCTTCAAATACTTTACTCTATTCGATGACGGCCGGATTGAGCCAGAGAAACTGGCGGCATCCATCTACCCGGATGACCTTATCTCTTGCAATAAAGCATTTGGGCTGGGGCACATGATCCATGTGCGTGGCCAGGCCCAGGCCGAACCTTGGAAAGAGACTTTAACCCAAGACTTAGTTCTCAAGATACTAGCCAGGGAAAAGCCGGTGCTTATCATAGACGCTCTGGATAATCCCAGGGCAAGGAACCTCTTGCACAACTTGGGCGTCCCTACCCTGCACATTAGCGTCAATGAAACACAGACTGGAACCGTTATCTGGGATGAGAACTGGCAAATACAAGATACGGATTGGGAAGGATATTACTTCTACACCTATACCTTGGGCTTGCCTCTCATTCGGATGGCCGTTCACACCGCGTTGCTCTCCATCGAGCACTATATGAATGACGGGCGCAAGGCAGAATACTCCTTTGGCCCGGAGGAAATCATAGCCTTATGACTTGACGAAAATCAATTTTCGGCTTATAATAGTTTATGAGACATTCTAGCCAAATGACTCTTTCTCCTATTCTCCTTTACGGGGCATCCCAGCCAGATGCCCCACTTTTGTTTATGGGAGGCTTATGAGTATCAATCATTTTATCAATTGGTTTAGTGGCAAACAGGAAACGATAGAGAACGCCCAAGAGTTCTACAGGTACGACCTGTTCAATCCAGCCGCCGTGTTTGAACTGCCAGAAGGGGGATATGTACTTGCTTATATCAAAGAGCAAAGCTATCCACCACACGAGACAGCACAGAATATAGAGAAGCTAATTGACTACAAAATGATTTCCTGTTGTGACCCTCTCTTGGGAATATGGAAACCATATAATAAGACGGAGGTCAAACATGACTGACAGATATAATGCCTTGACCGTGGTTTTAGATCATGACATTAGAAGTGACGATGCGGAAGTTCTGGTAAGCGCCATTAAACAATTGCGCGGCGTTTTGAATGTCATTCCAAATGTAGTAGAGAACCTGACAGACGAAATTGCTGAAGCAAGAGTGAGGCAGGAATTAAGCAAAAAGCTGTGGGCAGTGTTACATGGAGAACACTAAAATCGGCTGGACCCACCACACGCTGAACTTTTGGTGGGGATGTATGAAGGTATCGCCGGGCTGCCAACACTGTTACGCCGAAACCTTGAGCAAACGTATCGGTAGAGACATCTGGGGGCCAGCCCAAACTACGGAACGATGGCGCATCAAGTCCTCCTGGACAGACATCCTTCTGTGGGATAGAAAGGCTGGTAAATCCGGTATCCGGCAGCTCGTCTTTTGCCAGAGTATGAGCGACTTTTTTGAAGACCATCCTCAGCTTGAGCCCTGGCGGTCAGAGGCTTGTCAGATTTTAGAAAGCCTCAAGAATTTGGATGTGCAGATGTTGACTAAGCGGCCAGAAAATGTTTTACGGATGGTTCCGGCGCATTGGCTCAAAAGCTGGCCGGAGCACATCTGGGTAGGCGCATCGGCTGAGAACCAGAGGTATCTTGATGAACGGATGCTTGAGCTTTGCCAGATACCGGCCATGATTAAATTCCTGAGCTGCGAACCACTAATGGAAGGTCTGGACTTGTCCCGATGGATAACCCCGCCTATTGATGAATTGGGAAGGTTAAAAGCCTACGTGCCGGATGTCAACTGGGTCATCGTTGGCGGTGAAAGTGGCCCCAAGGCCAGGCCCTTCGACTTACGTTGGGCCATTAGCATTATCAAGCAATGCCAGAGGGCCAGTACACCGGTGTTCATGAAGCAAATTGGGGCTAACCCATATGCCGGAGAAAACATCAACGGCGAAAAGCATTTCTTTGCCCCAATAGACCGCAAAGGAGAAGACCCGGCCGGTTGGCCGGAAATTATGAGAGTAAGAGAATTTCCTTATCCTTATTAGGAGGCACGATGACCCCATTTTCGTTTGTTGTGTTTGCTGACGCCCACCTGGGCAAGCGACAATATAACTCAGACGCCAGAGAGGAAGACTTCTCTCGCGCCTGGAATTGGGCGGTGGAAACTATCACCGAAAAACTAGAACCAACGCCTCTATTTGCCTTGTTTGGCGGGGATGTGTTTGACCGCTCCCTCACCCATGAGCGCGGTATGAACGGCGCTATCCTGGATAGCGCGGAGCTTGGCTGCCGGCGCATCAATAGCAAGCTCCCCTATGGCCTCTACGCTGTTACCGGAAACCACGAGCTTGCCAGCTACGTCGATCCGGACGGTTGGGTCGACTGGCTTGAACGTCGAGATGGGCTGCGACAAGCAGACATAAAGGTTCGCGTCATCAAGCTAGACTATAACCAGACCAACATTTCAATTGCCATTGGGGGTTTCTCCTGGGCTGGCGCTCAAACGCCTAATGCCTTTGGCAAGCTCATCCGGGACCTGGCTGCCTACAAGCAAAAGGGCTGCTTCACCATCGGTCTGGCTCACGCCGGATTGGAAGGGGTGCTGCCCGGTACGTCCGGCGTCATCCCCAAGGCTCTCTTTGCAGGCGGCCGGGGGATTGTAGATTGCCTGGCAATGGGGCATATCCACAAGCCTTATGAGGTTGAGTACGCTATCAGTCCGGGCAGTCTTGAGACGTGCGCGGTAAATGAGTACGCCTGGACCAGGCGCGGGTTGGTACAAGTCTTTGTAGACAGCGACGGCCTGATGTCGTATCAGCGCCATCCTTACCTTGACCGGCGCAAGTTCATCATTCGGGAGAGTTTGCTAGACACCGAAGAAGACATTATTCGGGAAACCACCGAGCAAGGTATAGAAGATGCAGTTGTGCATCTAACGGTTTCTCCTGATACTGGAAACCTACTCAAAATTAGCCGGGCCTTGAAAGAGGCCGGAGCATTGATTGTACGGCTGCATCAGATTGAAGCCGAACCCGAAACCGGCGAAGCTGCAGCTATGCCTCACCTTCAGGATGAACTTTCGTTCTTCATCCAGGCGGCCGGGGGTGATAAGACCCTGGCCCGCGAAGCATTGCGCCGGAAAGAAAACGTCCTGGCCGGAAAGGAGTAGTCATGAACTGGGAGGCTCTTTTTGAAATGTTGTTCATTGGATTTAAGGCTATGATAGCACCGTTAATATCTATAACAGTCATCATCATTTTGACTGATGTTGGTATCCTTCGTTCAGCTGGTGAATTTAGTGGATGGATAATCGTATATTCTTCAGCTACATTCATTCTCAACTTTCTCTTATATGCTGAGAAGGGTTTATTGGCAGCATTGTTGGCCGGTTCTGTTGGCGCTTTGACAACCTATCTGCTATTCCGACAAATTGGGAAAGGAGAGAACCATGACTGATATTATTTGTCGCTGTGGTCATCTCGCAAAAGACCATGCTGAGAAAAATGGGCACTCGCACCCAGGGGAAACTAGAACCGGCGCGTGTAATTGCGTTTTAAGTGCGGTGCAAGCCGAAAATTCCGAGCACTATCATTTCCAACAGGGGAGCTATGATTACCTCAGTCAAGATGAGGAACTTCAACCTGTACCAGCAGGCTAAGGTCAACTTCGCCCCCGGCTTGAACGTCATCGCCGGGGCCAGCGGCTCAGGTAAAACCACCATCATTGAGGCATTGCTGTTCGGACTATTCGGCTATCTCCCCAGCCGGAATAAGGGGCACTTTCTGCGCCCTGGCACAAAAACCGGCCAGGTCGAGGTTGCCTTTACATCAACCCAGGGGGGACGGGCTGTTGTCACCCGTGCTTTGCACAACTCCATCACCGACTTCAACTGGAATGGCGAATGTGTCAATGGCCTGGCCAAGATAGAGCAAGCTATTCGCTTGCATCTGGGCCTGCCGGTTGGGACCAACTTGCCCTACTATGCGGAAACAGCCTGCTATATCGCCCAAGGGGAACTCACATCATCTTTCCTGATGCCCCCACATCGCCGTAGGGACGTTTTCAACGAGCTAACCGGGATAAGTGCCTATCAGCAGGCTTTATCCCTCCTACGCTCTCAAAACAATGGTTTAGAGGCAAACCAGAAGGCCCTCGAAGCAAAAGCTGAAGTGCTATCCCGAAGCACCGGAGCGCAAAGGGAAACCTTAGCTAAAGAGATAAGTCAGCTAGGAGATAGCATCGCTCTGCACGAACTATCACTTGTCCAATTTCGGACATCTCCTGATGCGTTCCTGTCTCTGCCAGCCAGAGACAGCATTAACCCAGTTTGTCCGGTCTGTGGCTCAAAACTGAGCGCCCGGAAAGCCTGGGAAGTTCACCGGCAGCAGGAGATTGAGCGGCAGGAGAAGGCTCTTACCGGTTTCGTTGATGAGAACCGGCGTCAGCTGACTTCGCTTGAAAAGCGTCTAGGGGCCCTGGCCCGCGTGAATGAAGCCGAGGTTAGCCAGCTACAAATCCAAGCTGCCAACATCTACGAGGAAAGAAAGAAACTGGCTGCGGTCATCGGGGTCATCGAGAAAGCGGTGCCCCTGATTACCGAATACAAACTAGCCCGTATCCAGGGGATAGCGACCAGAACCTTCTCACGCCTGATGAGCGTTCACCATGAACTGGCCGAGCTCTACATTTTGCCGGACTACGGACTGGAGGCCTCGATAGATGGTAGCCCTCACATCAGCTTCAAGCCCAACCTCTCTGGGGGCGAGCAAGGATTGGCTGCCATCTCAGTTTGGTTGGCCTTGAGCGCAGTGCAGGAAGCGCCGCTGTTCATTCTGGACGAGCCAACCGTAAATTTAGACGCCCCCCAGATTGGCCAGCTAGTGGAGGTTCTGTCGGGGCTCAAGGGTCACTACGACCAGCTCATCGTCATTTCCCACGATGACAGCCTGGCTGACCTGGCTGACCATGTGATCAGGGTGCGAAAGAATAAGGAGAATTTGAGCGAAGTTGAGCTTGCCGAAATTTGAGGAATAGGGTATAATAGAGGTTGACAAACGAATCCTCCTAATGCTTCTGTTGTTCACCTCCTTATTTTCTCTCCTCCTTTTGGGGCTCCCTAGTTGTAGGGAGCCCCTACTCTTTTTAATGTTTTCCCCTTGCCGAAAATCAATTTTCGTGCTATAATGATTGGGCCGGGGGACTATATCGCACAAGTAGGGCATAGCCGTTTTGGTTTTGGCTCTGCTGCAAACCGGCAGTTCTTCTCAGAACAAGACCCCGGCAGGTCTCTCCCGTAGAGGTGAGACGGAGAAGGTTGGCAGCAGAATTGAACCTGAAACGGCTTTTTTGTCTGGTCCAAACAAAACATATAGGAGGAATACATGCGTACATGTGCCAAGTGTAATGTTGCTTTCATGGCTAGAAAGCATGGATGTTGTCCGTCTTGTGGCGTTGAGTTATATCTGCCCGGCGCACAGACAGACATCGGAAAGAAGGGGTTGACGTTACTAAATGAGGAGAGGGCAGCGGCCCAGAAGTTAATTGAACTTCTGGAAAAGTTTATCTCCAAACGTGACGGGACCTCTTTTTTGTTTGACGCGATAGATAAGCGTGAGCAGTTACGTTGCGCCTACTGGATCGTGGTACGATCCAGAGCCTTTCTACAGGCGCAAAAAAAACCGCTGCCGGGCTTAACCTCAAGCAACTTTGCCCTGGAACTTTTTGATTTTATTTTGAAAGACCTGTGGTGGGCTGAGAACATAGGAAGCCTTCGCCAGCTTAATGGCAAAGGCGCAGCTCTGACCTACAAGGCCAATGAGCTTTACCGGATAAAGAGGCGGACTATCATGGCCACAGTTTCCGCCCGACAGACCTTCACCGACTTTGCCGCCATTTACGCCGGAGCGTCAAATGAATGAGCGCCGTCAACCTTACAACTGGATTAACGGCCCGGATTGCAATGGAGACCGAGCCACAGGCGTACACGCCGCCAAAGGAAACCGGCCTGGACAAGGCCGTGCCTTGGGGCTTCTATCATATAGATCAGGCGTTTCCGCGAGGCATCAAGCCTTTGATGTCCCAGCTTATCGCCATTCAGGGCGAGGGCGGGGCCAGAAAAACTACGCTGCTGCTCAATATCATCTTAAATCAATTTCTATCTGGGATGCTGCCGGCTCAATATCGAATGGCGGTGGACAGTTTAGAGACTGGGATGACCATAGAGCGATACTTTATGGTCATGAGATGTATGCTGGCCACCAAAATTATGGTCTATGAATTTTACACCGGCCCCCAAGGGGCACATTGTCTCTATGAGATGTTTAACCGGCCGCTGCCCAACGACCCGCCTGAACTATTGCTAGAGGGGATTACCAGTCCGAAGCATGGTAAGATGATGAAAGACTGTGTGCTATTTCCTGATTACGTTGAGGCTTGTTATGCCGCCCAACCCGGTTTTAATTTCTCCGAGCGTCAAGTAGACGCCTGGGAGAAAGCTGGCGCTGCCATTGCCACCTTCCCCATCATTGTCTATGGCGTTTCAGAGCACTATGATGAGATAGAACGAGAAAAGCGGTTTACCGACACCTCAATCATCGAAAACGCTTTCGAGCGCTGGCTGGCCCTGGCCGAAAAAGGGATACGTCAACTGGTTATTGACCACATCACCGCCTACTTCTTAGATGGCAGTGATTACGAGAAGCAAATGCGGGTTATCCCCTACCTGGAACGATGGGTAAAGCTAACCGGCTCAACTCTTTGGGCGATAAGCCAAGAGAGCGTGACCAACATCCGGGCGGCCAGAAGCGGCGGCAAAGTTGTCGGCAGCATGGGGGGGAACAAGTTGCACTTTGCCTCGCAAACTGATTTACGCGTAGACTATGACCGCGACCTGCGTCCTTTCTGGACCAGGTTTGAAATTCTAAAGGGACGCCGGGGGCACTTTCCCCCTATCGGAATTATGACCTGCCCCATCAGTGGGGCCATGTTTGGCCGGACTATGGAATGGGAGGAGATTGTGAGAACAAGATTATGAAATCTTTGCAGTTTACATCACGTAAGTCGGGCGGATTTTTAATCCTGGCTGAAGGGTTTATGATAGAAGTTAATCATAAACCTGCCTGGTTTCATTTACTCATGATGCGCCTGTTCTTCGGCTGGCGGTGGAAGGAATGATTACCCGAACCACCAAATCTTGTATCTGCAAGCGGACAGACCACCATCTTCTAACCTGGTGGGGGGTGGAATACTGTCCCATCGTCATCGGGCTAAGGCTGGCCAAGGCCCATTACCGTAAAGGAAACATAAATCCCTACATTATCAACATCCTATTGGAGTACGCCCGTGGAAATCAAAATGGCACAACGGCGGAGACGCTTCGGCTACCAGGAGATTTCTGTCCAGTTTGAAACTGAGCGTGACCTCATCTGTATGAAGTGTTACGACCGGGGGATGGCGATACCGGCCTGGAAGCGGGAGTGCATCCGCTGTGGAAATAAGACCCATTTTTTACAACGGGGGAAGATGCTGGCAGACCCCCAGGTATATCAAGACTATCAAACCAATCAAGTAATAGGAGGAATTATGGCAGAGAGTATGATCACCACCCTCAACAAAGGGCTCATCAGTGTCGAGGATTACATGCGATTCAGGGATGGCATTATCAGGCGAGAGGCCGAGAATATTATGGGAGGTATCTTGCTCCCCCCCGACTTCCCTGAAGAAACGAAATGGGCTGCCGCTCAAGCTCTGGCCCAGGCTCAGTTCCAAACCGGTCTATTCGCGTTTGACCGGCAGATAATGATTGCCAACTTCGGCCCCAAGAAAACTCCCAACTACGTTTTCATCGTCGGTTACACCGGCTATGAGAACATAGCCACTCGCCTGGCCTGGAATACTGGCCAGCACCGTTTCTATTTCGGAAACGGCAGCGAGATTATTCGTCTAACCAGCGAACAAATCGTCGCTGAATATATTCATCAGTGCCCAAACTGCACCGGCAAAGGCACGAGGTACAACCCTGAGACCAAAAAATGGGACGCCAAGTGCTATGAGTGTGAGGGTAAAGGGTTCTTCAATCCAGACAACATCATTGCCCTACATGTTCCATTTTTCTACACAGCTGATTTTGAAATCGCCAAACTAATGGGCCGGGAGGAAAGCTACCGGGCCAACCCGCCGATGGGCCTGGGCGTCTGGCGCAAAGGCGAAAATGTACCGCGCACCACCAGCGCCACCTGGATGGCTGAAAAACGAGCCCGAACCAAGAAGCTGCGCCAGGTCTTTGCCGCCGGGATGCTGCTGCAAGTAATGGACCAATTGGGCAATATCTCTAACATCCCGATTGTCAGTCGGGATGCGGAGAGTGCATACGAGCAGCCCCTTCGTGAGGGGGTTATCATTGACCCGTCCATTGGGCTTCAGCCGGCCTTCTTGCCTGAAGGTTTCCCGGAAGTTCCTGACGGTGATGCGCCCTTGCCAGCCGAGCTCATCGAGCAAGCCAAGGACTACATGACAACTATTGGCCTGGAAAATAGACGGCTGTCCAGCGGGCAAGCTCTTTACGACGTTACCCCCCATCAAGTTTTTGGTAATGGGACGACCTGGCAGACGCTCAGCGGCTTACAGTTACACAATATGCTTCTGTATTTCTATAGGGTGCAGCACTTACCCTATTCCGAACCCGAAAGCAAAAATATATTGAAAGAGGAGGCCAAGACGAATTGTCTGAAGGCCACTGAAAGGCGCGAAAGATGGATGCTCTCAGCCCAGGCAGCGATACCGGCTTAAACGGTTCCCAGCGGTTACAAAACTTAGAACACATCATCATCGAAGCGGCTGAAGTCATCAAGCGTGAGGCCAACAGCATTGCCCTGGCACTCCTGGCCATTCAGACAGACGCTCTGTGGCGTTATGCTAGAGACGATGACAGCCGCTATTTCACCTCTTTCGAGAGATACTTGAACCAGCTGGCTGACCGGGTAGGGGTAGCCCGTTCTACCCTCTTTGACTATAAATCTACAGCCCGGTTAGCTATAGCCAATGGGCTGGTTGATACGCCAGAGCAATATATTGAGGCTAATGGGGTATCCTATTTCCGCACCCTCAAGAATGAGATTGTGGATTGCGACCCCTTCACCGGCGAAATCATCGGCATCAAGGGGCGCATCGATATAGAGGACCCGGTAGCCTTCACCCAGAACATCATAGGGCAGGTTGATGTATCGCTTCCTCCGCGGGAGCGTTTGCTATTGATGAAACAATTAGTGCATCCAGAAGGGAAGCTGATCGAGGTCAAACTATATTTGACGGAAGGAGAGAACGACGGACTAAAGGTCAGGTTTGTGATTGAAAACGGGCTAGTCAACCCGCAAGTCGGTTTTATCGAAGACGGACTGCCGCCACAGTTGGTATTAGACGAACTACGGCGGCGGCAAATTTACTTGAGTAAGGAGCAATAATGACGGAAGAAAAAGAAGTTTACATTGTCAATCCCCAAGACGCCTGGGGAATGGCCGATTTCGCCGGCGGGATACGTGAAAATGCAGACAAGATATTAAAGGTAAAGGCGCCGGGCTTTTCCGGTCGTACATCTATCCAAAGGCCACCCCTGGTCATCGAAAAGGTGGATGGCTTTCCCGACGGCCGTTCTTTCAGAGACAGCAGATGGATTCAGCTGCGCCGGGCAGTAGATGAATTAAAGCCTGGCGAAACAATTCGGGTTTTGCTTGGGGAAGAAGAGTGGAAAAGAGCTCGCGACGCCGTTGCCAACTATGCCCGCAGACAGGGGCATAAGTTTTCAACGGCTACTGAAAAGAGCGAGGGTGGGACCTGGGTCTACTTCCATCGGAAAACAGAGACGCCCCTTTAAGTAACCGGCTCACAGCGCTTCAGCAAAAAGCGCTGTGAGCCCTAATCAAGAACAGACCACGGCATGTAGAAGGTCTTTAAGACATTGCTACCAATGGTAGCAATAATCTGCACTTCGTAAAACCCGGCCGCTGCGCTATCGGTAGCGTGTAAGGTCCAGTTCAAGGTCCCGTTTGGACCATCGCTCACTGCCAAAGCGCCGGCAACAGCGCGGGTAGTATAGGTAGGCCCCGGCCCATTTCGGATCGTTCCGGTCAAGGTAGCGCCGGTAATGGGCTGGGGCTCATTTGTTCCTCTCTTGAGCCAGGTAATCGCAATAACCCGGCCCACTTCTCCTTTGACAATATCTGGTAATGCCATAATTATCCTCTCACTACGCCAGTATCATTTGGACCATACACTACGCCCACCAAAACTCCAAGGCTGGTTTGCCCGGCCAGGTAGCCGGATAGGGTTGCGGCCAGGATAATACCGCCCAGCAAGTACCCCGGTTGGCTATCTAAAATGATAGCGTTCCCCCTCAAGAACGCGCTTTGAGAAGCTACAGCCCCATACTGACCAACCAAATAGCCGGGCAAGCTGGCAAAAATAGCCTCAGCCTGACCACGGGTATAAGCCGCCAGGGTTGCTAAAGCCTCGGCCTGGCCCTTGAGATAGGCTTGTTGGACATCAACCGCCCCCGCCTGGCCCTGGACGAAACTTTCCTGGAAGTCTGTTGTTGTTGCCTGCCCCTTAGTATAGCCGGGTTGGGTATCAACCGCCTCGTCTTGTCCTTGAGCGAAAGCGTTCTGGAAGCCAGTCTCTGCTGCCTGGCCCTGGGCAAATGCTGGCTGACCGGCGGTCAAAATAATACCACCCAAGAGATAGCCCGATTGTGAGCCGGCGGCCGGACTCGCGCCAACCGCATAACCGGACAATCCCAGGGTGATGGTTGTGCCCGGCCCACTGGTGTATGCTGATTGGCTACCGGTAGCAACCGCCTGACCCTGGGCGAAGGCGTCCTGGAAGTCGGTGAGTGTATCCTGACCTTGCAGGAAGGCCGGCTGTGCGTCAATCGCCTCGGTCTGGCCCTGGGCAAATGCTGGCTGTGATCCGGTGGCCCCAGCTTGACCTTGAGCGAAGCCAGACTGTGACCCAGTAGCAGTCGCCTGCCCCTGGGCAAATGCGCTTTGGCTGCCTGTAGCTTCATCTTGCCCGACCAGGTATCCGGGCTGGCTATCTACAATCTCTACTTGTCCATAAGCAAAGGCCGCTTGTGAAGCGGTTGCGGCCGCCTGTCCCTTAGTGTATGCCGGCTGGATGTCTGTTGCGCCACCCTGAGCTAACAGATAGGCTGGCTGCGAGCCGGTGACAATTGTACTTTGTAGAAACAGAACCGCATCGCCGGAGAAGGGCGGCGTAAAACTCTGTGCAGCCGAACCGCCAGCTTGCGTTCCGCCATCACTTATGGCGCCATTGGACGGTCTAAGCCATTCCACTGTAAAAGTGACGCCACTTGAGCCGGACAGATTGACCGTAAAAGCCCCGGTGCCATCCTGGTAAACCAAAAACTCAGCATCGGTTGTGCCGGTCTTAGCCAGACAAAAACCGGTAGAGGCTAAACTGTCTTGTGGCGTCATTGCGGCCAGGTTACGAATTTTGGTGTTGGCATAATCCAAACACCAGCCCATGTTCGAGCGGGTGTTGTTATGCGTTGGGTCGGTCAAGGACCAGGTGGTACCATCCTGACCCGAACCATCATAACCATCCATCCAGATGGGGTTATGTCCTCTAGTAAAGCCCATCCAAATAAATTCTCTGTCACCGCACATCCCACAGAGATGGTCGGTATCCCAAATCGAAACTTTGGCGTTATCTGTCTTGGCCGGAGGGTTAGCCAGATTTCCATTATAGGAAACCCACTCGGCGTTTGAACCATCCAGATCGGCGTTATCTCCACTGGGCCAGCCCACGGTAAAACCAACCGGGTGCTGTTTGGCTTTACCTGCCTCGTAGGTGTGGATGTAATCAATGAAGTGCTCTTGCCAGGCAGTGGTAGCGGCATTGCCATCACTCTCATTGGAGATTTCCCAGAGCACGTTGTTCAAGTCATTGAGTGTATCAATGACCTTTTCAACGTAGGCTTCCTGATAGGCGGTAACGGCTGAGATGGAAAGAGTATGCGTCTCCTCGCCGCTATTATCGTTATCCGTATCGCCATCAATGGAGTTGATGTTGTTACTTGGATGAAACGGACAACCTTCCCAAGAGTTCTGGGCGCTGATGCCACCCTTGGGAAAATAGGGCGACCACCCCTCAAACATCATTACGGCGCAGTAGACGCCATAATCGGCCGCCTGGATGACCCTGACCCGCATGCGGTCAAACCAGTCCTGGTCCCAGGTATCCAGGTCAAATTTCAAATGTCCATCCAGGGCATTACCGGGTCCAGTACGCGCAAAAGGCCCTTCGGGATAAAACCACCAGTCGGTTTCGGTATTAAAAACCGACCAGCGCGCCTGCTCCCAGACCCAATAGCGCTGGAAGTTATGGCTGTAGTCATAGAGAAACTGTAACCAGGCGGTGTAGTCAAAAACGTCTGGCGGGAATGTACCGGGTGAGTTGTCTTGATGGTTATTCCAGAAATGAGAGCCGGCCATCAAGATAGTGGCGCCATCGCTATCAATGAAATAGCGACCGTTAGCCGGGTTGACGCTCAAGAGTTTTGGTGTGGTCGCTAATCCACCTCTGGTATATGCCGGCTGCGAGGCGGTGAGAACAGTTTGTCCTACCAAATACCCAGGTTGGCTATCGAGAATTATAACCTGGCCGGTCAAGTACCCCGGTTGGCTATCGGTCGCTGTTGCCTGTCCCACCATATAAGCCGGGAAGTTTCCGGTGGATGGGATGCCACCCAGCAAGTATCCCGATTGGCTCCCGGTCGCCTCGGCCTGACCTTGGGTATACCCCGGTTGGCTATCGGTAATCTCCGCCTGTCCCACCAGGTAACCCGGTAGGCTGGCTGAAGCCGGTGTATCGCCGCTTGAGCCATTGAGATAGGCTTGTTGGCTACCGGTGATAGTCGCCTGGCCGACCAAATATCCAGGTTGAGCATCCGTTGCTACCGCCTGGCCGACCAAATATCCAGATTGGCTATCAGTGGTAGCAGCTTGACCCTGGGCGTACCCTGGCTGCGTATCGGTGATCTCTGCTTGCCCTTTAAGGTACGCCGGCTGGCTGTCGATGACAGCCGTACCCATATTGTCGCCTATCCAATCGTCAATACGACTGGTAGTCCCATCATGATAGCCCCCAACCCCCGGCGCGCCGGTCGCCAGACTTGTGTCAGTGACCGACATATTCTGTGTACCATTGATTTTTAGCCGGATGGTTGTTCCTTCAGCTTCCATCCGAATAACATTACCAACGGCTACAACCGAGCCACCGGAAGCCAGGGCACTGTAAGTGCCATTTACCCACTCGTCGAAATACCCGCCGTCGGCGCTATCTACACTGTAGACATAACTATTTGTCCCGGCTGCATTTCGCACTGACAAGCCAATGTAGATGCCGCTGGCAATAGCAACAATTGTTGCTTCGGCATAGTGGTTAGCACCAAAGGAATCGGCGTTCCACCAAGCTGCGCCGGTTGTGTTGACTGTATCAGGCGCCAGGGAATTTGTCTGGATGTCAAAATCGCCAATCAAAGAACTGGCATTATGCCGCGTCCAGTTGGCGCTGTGCGTCTCTAATTGGACGCCATTGGTATTGGCAAAACTCTCACTCGCAGGTAAGGCCATTAGAGGGTTGTCACTCCTCCCATATCAAATGGCTGGCTTCCCCATTGGTCGGCAAGACTTTTAAGAATGGTTCGCAAGGGGGTGCTACCGGTCACGCCGGAGTAATCATAACCCAACGCATCGGCTGTGGCCTGCAATTCTTGGCGCACCGCGAGTGGCAAATCAGACCAAACATGATCCATATTATTGGCTGTGGGAATGAGGATTTTGTTATGTAGAGCAAAATGGCGCTTGGAGAATTGAAACAGTCCGGCCACGGTTCTAAGTACCTGGCGGTAAGTATGGCCGGTTGTTACCCAGTTCCCAGGTATACGTAATACTTCAAGCGCATCTTTGACCGCTTGAAGTGCGCCGGCGCTGATGTTGCCATCAATGTTCGCCGGAACGGTTGTCACATCAGCGTGCGCGACAAGAGCGTTGTGCTGCGGTGTAGTTACATCAGCAGCAGCCAGATAGACTTCCTCGTTGAAACCATAGCGCATTAGACCGGCCCGAACTTTCAATACATCGCCGCCGGCTGGATTATAGAGGGTGCTAATGTACTTTGGGCTTAACCGGCCAAAGCCATCGTCAATAGTGGGCATAAGGTAGAAGCGAACAGCCATTACTCGCCCCCTCTCAGTATGCAGTGCATACGCATATCAGGAAGGGGCACAATCTCAAGTGAGGTTTGGCCATCTTGAGCCACCCAAATAATGTAAACCTGGTCGCCCACCACCGAACCCAGTCCTCTGGATAACAACTGTTGACCGGTTATCAGGTTTCTTTGTACAGACCAGAGCTGGCAATAGCCCTGAGCTTGTTTTTGGGACAGGCCAATAAGGTTCACCGTTCCCAACTGTAATCTCAGTTGGGTTAGATGAACCTTATTTTCGTAACACCAGGCGCATAGTTTTTGCCAGGCCGATTTCTCGCCCGGCACATCAGGCGTTTCCAGAACTGTTTCGCCGGTACTAAGTGAGGCAATCCACCCCCTATGCACCGGGCCCTCTTGACCAGTAGCCATAACGCTAGGTCCTTTCGTTTGCGCTAATTAACTATAGGTTAAGTTGACGCCAAAGGCCAAATTCGGTTTACCACCCACCGTTTCTGGCGAGATAGACAGGGCCAGATACCAGTAATGGTCGGTGGCCGAAGCGCTGTTCGCCAGCGCCAGCCGCTCGCCGGAGTTGTCGCCGCCGATACTTCCACTATCGTTGTTGATCTCGGTCCAGGCGGTGGCTGCAACGCCACGTTCAAAGGCGAAACAGTCCACCTCTGGCGACTCTGTAGTGACGCCCACAGATTGGTCGTAGCAGTAAAAGCGGGCATTAGTGACCGCCACTGCACTGGTATGGTTGAAATGAACCCGCAGTGTACATTCGGTTGTAAGCAGATTGGTGTCGTTAATAGCCTCCGAACCACCACCATTGACCGACATCGTAGAGCCGGTCAGGTACTTAACGTTACGCATGTGGTTCGTACCACACTGATCCGTCCCTGGGTCTCCACTACCTGCGTGGGTGCCGTCTTGCCAGGCAGCGGTGTTAATCGCTGCTGTCGGGTCGGTCAGCGAGCCACTAAGGACCAGCGTGTTAGCGGCCAAATCGGCCCAATCGGGCGTAGTGCCCATATAACCTTCAAAAGTAATTGTTGCCATAATCTATTCTCCTTATCTAATTTGGTCGGCCGGAACCGCCTCTTTGGATTTCTTGGCCGGCGTTTGCCCGTTGGCTTCGACCGGATCGGCTGAGCCCTGACCTTGTGGAAGGGTCGAAGCCTCAACCGGTTTCGGCTTACCGCTAAGAACCAACTGGTAAGCCCTAAGCTGTCCTTCGACAAAGTTTAGCTGCGCCATCAATTGTTCTTTAGCCGTTTTCAGTTCGGTAACGGTTTCCTCGATTTCTTCGTGAGTAAGCATAAAGTTTCCTTTCTATAACCAGATAGCCTCAAGATTTATTTTTATTGTATCTGTACCGATGGAGCGGTCTACGATTAAAGACCCATTTGCCAAAACGCCAAAGGCGACGGTATTTGCGCCAACGGTGATATTTACAGTTGCACCATTGGCAATACTTAGAACGCCGCTCGTGAAATTGCCGGCCGAATCTCGCAAAACGACATTGATACGACAGCCATAGAGCACATCGCCAGTGCCATCTGGAATAATGGTTTGGGTTGTTCCGCTAAGGCCATCATATACCCAGTTATGAAGCGTGCCGCCAATAGCATTGTAAGTATGCAGACGAGCTAGCGGATCGATGTTTACACCGATATTGCCGCCGCCTGGCCCAACAATTAAATTTCCATTTCCCTTAAGTAAAAGTAGAGCAGTGTTATAGTTTTTTATTGCAAATACATTGGCTCCGGCGGTCATCGCCCCGGCCCCCGCCCCGGATTTCAGCCGACCGATTGCGGTGATTGCGCCTGTGGAGGATGTTGTTTCAGTTATATCTTCGACTATTGCAAACCCAGATAGGGACAGGCCAATCGTAGATTCGGTAAACCCTACAATGCTAAATCCGCCGACCGCACCTCCCTGATCTTTCTCCAATAGAGCATAAACATTAGTAGCCGCATGATCGGTCATGCCATGCGCTACTTCAGGAGCCAAAAAGGTTGTTTTTCCATTTTCAGCTAAAGCGAAAAGTTCTGTAGCCGCACCCGGCGAGGAGGCGTCTTTTCCAATCGCAAATTTGCCGGTTGTGCCATCATTGTTGGCATCAATCAGCACATATACATCCCGGTTGCTGATTAAATCCAAATCTCCGGTGGTATAATTCGATTTAACCGTCAGGTCATTACCACCACTGAAATAACCAAGTTGTCCCACCACGGCTCCCCCGTCTTGCCGGAACTCAAGTGAGGGATGATCCGTTTCGGTTACATTGTCGGTATCTGCGTCAAGGATTAACTTAACCGCCCCGGTTGATTGCACATGGATGTGAGAATTTGCCTCCGGTGCGCCGCCAATACCAAGTGCGGTTAAAATCAATTGCCCGGAAGTGCTGCTTTTGAGTAAAGCCGAAGCTGCGCCAGGATTGAATGAGGGGGTGAGTACACCAAGAACATTAGTAGCCGTGAAACCAACTACGTCTAATGCTGCACCAACCCCGGTATGCTGTGCGCCGATAATCGAGTGCGCGGCTGGCGTAGGCGCTCCCCAGGTTGGGGCCGATGAAGCACCTCCTGAAAGCAAAGCCAGACCGGATGAGCCCAGGGCCAGTTCTGTAACTGCCCCAGCGGCAGCAGCATAGAATAGTCGCCAGGCGGTAGCGGTATGGTCACTGGCTGAAGCTACCGCATGGGAGCGAGTATGATGAGCGTTAGCATCGGCAATGTGAACGCTGGGGTCCATACTATCTATGGTTGCCAGGGCGGTCATAGTAATGATGCCGCTTTCATCTATGGCAAAAAGTTCTGTGCCCAGCACCGGCGTAACGCCGTTGTTGCGGACAGAAAATTTAGCGTCTATCCCACTTGAGTTCGAGTCAATAATAAAGAAAAGGCTGGCCTGGGAGGCGAGTGTAACAGAATCAGCCAAAACTGTGTCGTCATCAAAGTCCACGTAGGTATTCGTGGATGAATTGGGGCCAAAAACTTTGCCTGTTGCAGCCAGGTTGACCAGGGTTAAACCCCCACTGGTATTAGTTTTCAATAGTGCTTCGGTTGCAGCTGGAGCACTGGAAGGCGTCAGAATGCCTAAGACATTTACTGCGGTAAAGCCTATCACGTCAAAAGCTGCGCCGGTACCCGTATGTTGTGCGCCGGTGATGCTATGTACGGCCAGGTCAGTCGCTTGTAACGCTTGGAACGCGGCAGTAGTCGCCCCAGTCGCTCTCAATACTTGACCGACAGTAAGTCCTGAAGTTGTATGGTCTACGCCAAGACCAGAAGTGTTTGCCAATATATGGCTCTGAGCATGATGTTGATCCGCCCCAACTCCGCCCAAATCCGTATGCTGCAATTGCGCCCAGGCAAAAGTTGTCGCCCCAGTAGCCCGGACAACATTTCCAATGGTCAGGCCAGAGGCGTTGTGCTGCGCCCCCACCAGAGCGTGAGCTGGTAAGTCGCCGGCAACCAAGGAGGCAAAAGCGGCTGTGGTCGCACTGGTGGCCCGAAGAACTTGCCCGGCAGTCAGACCGGATGTAGTATGTTGCGCCCCCAAACCGGCAGTAGTGGCCAAAACGTGTGTAGCGATTGTAGGCGTATCCCAAGTTGGTGCTGCGGCTGCGCCATTGGTTTTAAGAAATAAACCTGATGCACCCAGCGCAAATTCGGTTACAACGCCGGTGTCGCTACTATAGAACAGTCGCCAGGCCGTTGCCGTATGGTCGGCCGAGCTTGACATAGTATGAGAACGGGCGTGATGTTGATCCGCCGTTACTCCTCCCAGGTCGCTATGCTGTAACTGAGCGAAAGCAGCCGTAGTTGCGCCGCTTGCTCTAAGCACCTGGCCAACCGTGAGCCCGGAGGTCGTATGGTCTGCGCCAAGGCCGGCTGTGGTCGCCAACACGTGTACCTGGGCGTGATGCTGGTCGCCCCCCACGCCCCCCACGTCGGTATGTTGAAGCTGCTGCCAGGCAAAAGTCGTCGCGCCAGTCGCTCTAACGACGTGACCGATAGTCAACCCCGCAGCGCTGTGCTGTGCGCCAACCAGAGCGTGAACGGCCAAGTCCGTGGCTTGTAAAGCCTGGAAAGCGGCGGTTGTGGCTCCGGTCGCCCGTAGTACCTGACCGGCGGCAAGCCCAGAGGTCGTATGCTGCGCGCCTAAACCGGCAGTAGTAGCCAAAACGTGAGCCGGCAAATCGCCGGTAGCAATAGCCCGAAAAGCCGGTACCCCCGCCCCCCCGGAAGGGCTGCCCAGGAACAAATTGGCCGACTTAGAAGCGGTCATCGTCAGGTCATTGATAGTGATGTTTCCGGTTGCGCCATCCCAACGGCCTCTCTCAGTTATGCCAACGTCGGAGTAAAGGATTAAATCGCTGGCATTGTAAAGACGCGACTCGACGTGCAAGATATTGACGGTGCTGGAAATAGTCAGCAAATCCACCGGGCCGCCGCCGGTGATATGATCAATCTTGAACAGCGTGCCAATACCGGTTGCATCGGCGTTCAGGGTAAGCAGAATATTGGCGATACTGGAAATTGCTATCGCCCCACCCTGGTCAAAGTCCATAAAGGAGTAGACTTTATTCTGTGGGCCATAGAGAACATCAGTAATCTTGAGCTCGTCAAGGATCAGGAGGCCAGTGGCATCGGTTTTGAGTACCTTTGAGGTAGTGAGCGGATCCGCCGAAGGGGTGATAATACCTAAGATATTGGATGCGGTAAAGCCAACCAGGTCGAAGTTTGCGCCGGTGCCAAAGTGTTTATTGCCAATAATATTGTGAGATGTCAAAATACTGCCACCGTATTGCAATGCACCGGCTGCTGCGCCGCCAACAATGTAATTTGTTCGCTCACGTAGCAAACGTGTCTCAGTGAATAAATCGCCCAGTTTAAGGCCCAGGCGTTTCATCTCTCGATCCGCTTCTGCAATTGTGTTGATGGTCATTATGATACACTCGCCAATCGCGCTAATTCGGCCATATACTTATCGAATGTTTTCTTGGCTCCGCCTGGGGTAAGGGTGATAGACTGACTAAAGTAATCCACCTCGACGGCTATGATTTGTTCTTTGGCCCAAGAATTTGATAGAGCCTGACCAAGACTGGACGATTCGATGTTGCGCCAGTCCTCTATTTCCAACATCCGACCGGTGGCTTTAACCTGGTCAAATGGAATAGGGACGCCATAAGGCGTAAAAATTGCCCCGCCCTGAAGTTGATAACCCGTTTTTGGTGCCGGTTTTTGGTTGTCCTCAAGATATACCTGCACCCAATTATTGGCGTCGGTCATCGTTAAGATATTATCTAATTTGACATATCTGGCCCGATATGGTTGGTCAGGGTCTACCGTAAAGGTAGGAATATATGTGTACCAGGTAGTAAATTTCTGATTTCCTAATATGTCAGTCCATACGCCCCTAACTTTTTGCACCGTTTCTTGAAAGTCGCCGGCCGAACTGATAGATGCCCCGCCAGTTCTTCTGATGATGTATGAGACGGTCGTTCTGTCTTGGCGTTCCATATAGAAGGTTTTGGTATCGTCCAACTTAACACCCCAGGCTATTGGGTCCAGATTTTCGTCGCCCGATTCGCAGACTTCAGTTAAGGCGTCTTTTAGGGTTTTGAACTCAAAAACCATAGGCTCATAAACGCGAGCCGACAAATCCTCAATTGCCGAAGTGTTACTGTTAAGATTGTGACCCGGTAACGAAAGAGTTGTTACTACTTCTCGGCCAAGAAAGTCAGGGGTTGGGTTTTCGATTGTCGAGCAAGCGGAAAGATTTTCAAATATAACAAAAAAACTATCATTGCCAGTACCGGCTATATAGGAGGTGTAGGTAATTTTTAAGCCATTAGGCGTCCCACTAGTTAATAGGGATAAATCTGTTTTGTATTGTCGAACAGTTCCAAATCGCCAATCTGTAGGCCATAAGGGAATATCATTGCTGTCCAGTACCCTTATGGCATAAGGGGAAGTAATAACAATAAAATCAAGGTTAGCCCAACCAGTTAAATCGGCTGGGACAGTAACGAAGAATTTGCTGTTAGGTATATCCCAACTCGCAATTGTTGCGACCAGATTTTTGTCTTGATTATAAACGACCCAATCTATTGAGGATGAAACAATTCTTTCTCCGACGCCACTGGCAAAAACACATTCTCCGGTGCCAGAATTTGCGCTTACAACAAAGGCATAAAATAAATGGGAGCCGATATAAATAAAATCATCTATTTGCCAATCCGAAATGTCGGCTACATCGCTCATTTGGACCGAGCTGCCATTATTTACCAAAACAGTTGCAACTGATTTTTTTGTCAGGTTATATATTGGATAATTACCCGGCGAAGCAATCGAACCAACAACATTAAAAAAGGTAATAATATCATTAACGATATTTTGTATTTGAGCTTGCCAAAATGGACCAAATACACCTAAATCATCCCCAATAAGCCAAGAGGAAATATCAGCATCTAATCCAAAACGATGTGAACCGACGCCCGGAGCGGAAACACTTAGAATAATCCGGCTTTCGTTCTTGGTTAAATTCCATAAAATTCTATTGGTGAATGTAAAAGCCAGAGTGACATCCATAGCTGCATCAATGGTTGTGCCATTGACAATTGCAGCTATATCGCCATCGCTTAAAACCCCAAATCCCAATGATGAAGAAATTTTTCCCTTGAAACGTCTAGCAATTTCTTCGTCAGGTTCAAAGGTATAAACTACATCCGTATATCCATTGGTCAGAATTTCACTGGTGCCTGGGTTAATATAAAAACCAACTTTATTGATTCCGGTAGCAAATAAATCTGGCCTGAATAAGACAGTAGGCGTTTCAGAATGAGGATGCCATTTGCTCAAACGCCCGTCACAATATATCTTGAAAATCTCCTCGTCCTCGGCTACATTTACCCATCCCAATGCAGTGATGGTGATGGTATCTCCCTGAGCCGATGAAACTTCTTCGATCTGACGCATCTGCCCATCAAAGAGAATAGTCGCCAGGTACTTCCTGATTTTGAGGCGATAGTTGTAGCCGATGTCGGGGTAGTTGCGCCCAATTTGACGAGCCAGGGTCAGGCGGCAGTAGCCGAAGCCGCCGCCCTCGGCGCCATAGTGCGATGACCAGGAGAGAGCAGTTAGCTCCTCTAGTTTGAGATTATAGGGTGTACCATCAATTGTTTCGATTTCAATGTTTATCATTACGCTTCATCAAAAGGATAGATTGTTCCGAAAACACCTGTAACGACGACCCCAAAAATACTTCCACTTCCCATTAGAAGATATTCTTCATTCGTAATTCTCAACCGATAAAACTTCAATGAGGTCGATCTATTAGACGAAATAATAAATTCAGATAAAGGTGTCCCGCTTATATGCCAGGGAGAAATAATAGCGTCATCGGTGTTAAAACAATTAACGCTTTCGTCGTGCGAACTGACTTTGATATGATTTGGACTAATAAGACCAGGGCCAGATGGATGATCCTTGATCATGGTTATATACTCGTCGGCTTTTAGTAATCCCATGAAATACCACCGAATTGGGTCGGAGTTTCCCAGAGTAAATTGAACTTTAATATTCAAGGCATCAAGAATACCAGAGATGTATAAGTCGGAGCCAAGATATATGGGAGGAAATGGTATCTCTGGGATAAAATATACTTTTTTATCAGCATCCCCAGGTATTACAATTTTTATAGGAGAGGACCATTCAATAACATCGGTCATGCTATCGCTTTGAATACCAACTCGTACCTCAACGGTTTGCCCAGGTGATCCAGCACTATTTCTTGATATATCAAGTATAGGTGTAACCCAACCAAAATATAACTTATTCAACCCTGATGTAATTGGCGCTGTTAGAATTGTATCATCAGTAATAAGTTTATAGTTGCTTCCGTCTGACGAATTTGGCCCGGTAAAATCTGTACCATCCATAACCTCTCGGTTTGCTGCGCCATCACTTTCACGTGTATAAAACAAAACGGCTTTAGCGTGTTGTCCACTTGGCAAATCCAAAGTAGGCGTAATCGTAAAATTCGGAAAGGTAATGTCTCCCTTTAATGCACTTGAAAGAACAGTAACCGAATTTGAATTAGCATCGCTTATTGATCCAGAGGTAATTGCAACCGGGTTTGCCGGATCGCTTGTCGCCCAGGCTTTCGTCTTAATCTTGAATTGATAGGCTACGCCCAGCTTATAGTCGCTGTCCGAAACCGTAGTTTTAGCAGCGTAGATTGTTGGCGGTGGGGCTTGTAAGTAGGTGTAGTAGGTATGCAAGACGTTATCGGCATACTCCACCGGCTTGTATTCAATCGTGCCGCCATCCTTGTCGCCCAGGGCGTACATGAGTGGCCGAACTAAGGACGAACATTCTGCCTCAGAATTTCCGGCTACCTGAATAACTACCTCTATCTCGACCAGGCCTGAATTGACCCCTTGCACCACGCCACCCACTTTACCGGAAGAATAGATGACTTCCTGTCGCTTACCCTCATTGAAGTCAGCCAAGATAAAGAAGTAAGGCCCAGCGCCCTGGCCGGGATAGTCTATCGTAATCGTTGGCCCGTTCTTGGGATGTATCTTGAAAATTCCAGTTGCCATAGTTCGACAAGCTCACTATTGTCCTATCGCCGCAAAAGCGCGGCCTCGCGCTACCAATTCATTAAGATATTGATCTATGCCTTGCATCTCCCTGGCGTTAGTGACGCCGGGGAAGTTGGCATTGATAACAACAGTACTGCCGCTGTTGACGGTGTTGTTTGCCATTACCGGCCTCGTTTGAGAGATGCTAAAATCCCGGCTGCCAATGCCACTGCGACTGGCCAGTTCAAACATCTGCCGGGCGCTCTCGGCTACATCGGGTGGCAAAACCATCTCGCCGGGGTGCAGCAGGGCAGTCATAACCTGTGGTATCTTCCAGGCGCCGGTCTGGAATGGTGGTGGGGCCGTGCCGGAAGGCGGCGGCACATTAGCCGCTTGAAGCGCATCCCGATAGGCTTCGGCTGCTTCTTTGGCTTCGATCATGTAATTCTTGAGCGTTTCGGTATAATCTCTAGCCGTGGCAATCGCCCCGGCCAGCTCGTTCACTGCATCCACGAGCCTATCCATCTCGAAATCGCGTAGTTCCTCAAGCACGTCTACCAATTGTTCGGCTGCGTTTTCGGCTGCGTTCAGGGCGCTCTTGAGGCTATTCACTGCAGCTGTAACCGTGGCCAATGTACTTTTCGCCAGGTTTGCAAAGGCAGTCAAGGCGGTGTTCATCTGGTTGAGCTTTTCAATCCAGACTTTTGTCAGGTTGGTCATTTCATTTTCAACGCCGGTTGCCATTGTAGCTATAATGGTTGTGAGTTGGAAACTCATCTCGGTGAACCCGGTCAAGACCAACAGAACCATCTCTGGGATAATGACTGTACTAACATTGGTTGCCATCGTTTTCCATAGATTTTCAATGCTGGTTATGATGAAGGTCATTGGTTCAAGGATGACTTCGGCCTGGTCCTCAAAGAGTTTGATAAGCGGTTTTAATCCCTTCTCGCTGCCGGTCAAGAGCCCTACTGCCAATGCTTGCCCGGCCCTCTCAGCCCCGGTTGAGAGTATCTGGATAGAACCAATGGCTGTTCCCCAACTTGTGACCATTCCCTGGGCATTAGTACGCCAGATAAGGCCAATGCGATTGAAAGTTGTCTCAAGACTAGTAGCCAGTGGTGCAACTGCCGCCAAAACTAGTGGCGTCATTGTTTGAAAGGTGGTGACGATAGCCGTCACCGTGTCCGGCACAACAGAGTTACCGACCAATTGATTCTTCATGTTGGTAAAGAAACCAATAATTCCAGTGGTTGCCGTTTCAACCGGGGCAGTAATGCTGTCAGTCTGCTGAGAGATAAATGAACCAATATTTCCAAGTCCATCTTGTACCCCCCGGCTGACTGATGATCCCAGCTCACGTGCTCCCTCAGTTGCACCCAGGGCAGTTTCCTTGACCTTTTGGGGGATACTGACAATCTCGGCCACGAATTTCGTAACCATCTCGGCCACAATTTGCAAGGCTTCATCCTTCATCTGAAAAAGGCCGGAGATAAAGGCGTCTTTGATTTCAACCAGCTTCTCGCCGCCAAAAAGTGTCCTGAGATTGTCCAGGCCTAGGGCAAACCCGGCCACCAGGTCATTGCCCCAGGATGTTCCAAAGGAAACCATCAAACCCAAAATGGTTTGGAATTGGGTTGAAAGCCCGTTCAGGATAACAATAGATTCATCTCTTTTTTGGCTTAGACCCTCCACCATAAAACCAAAGAAGGTTTCTACATTCCTGAACGGTTCGGCCAGCCTTTCCAACCCCATAGACTCAAGCAATCCGGCAGCTGAACCAGCCAATCCTTGCGCCTGGTCTAAAAAGAAGGTAGCAACGGCGGTACCTGCGCCAATGATAATATCGGTCACGCCAGTTGTAATCGAGATAATACCGGTCAAGACATTGGTTAAGCCCTCCGAAATCTTGCCCGGAGTTAGCAAATTCAAAAGTCCCTGGCTGATACTTGATAGGCCGGTAAAGATGGCTAAAAGCCCCTGCTTAATATTTTCTAAACTGGGGATAAAATCAGCCCAGTTGACAATGACCGTTGTGATCACATTTAAGGCAGGTCCTAACTTCTGCACCACAGTTAAGACGCCGCCCAAACTACTCACAAATGAGTTAATAGCGGTTGGTATATTGCCCATAAAAATAGTAGAAAGAATTGTTTTGAGATTACCAAAGACTGCTGCCGCGCCGCGAACTACTATACCCAGTTTCCCTTCCAAAATTGGCGCTAAAAGACCAGGCAGAATACTCACCGCATCAATGAAGATTTTGCCAATGCTTGTACCTAGACCGGCTAAGGATGCTATTAACTGACCGGGCAAGCTGGCAAATAAAGCCACAATGCCATTGATCAGGTCGGGGATAATTGAGTTGCCTACCAGATAATCGTAAATCTTTTGCGCCCAGCCTATGATAAAGTCGTTGACCTGGCCAAGGAAGTAAGAAATCAAAAAATTAAGTTGCTGCAGGGTCACTCTAACCTGGGCTACCGTGTTGATAAAGGCGGTACTGATATGGGTCATTGCTTCTTGCACATTCAGGAATGGCTGAGTTACTTCAGGCCCAAATCCCATTGCTGTCAATAGATTAGCAATAGTACCTGAAATATCACCTACCATATTAACAAAGAAAACAGCCAGGGCTGAACCGGCGTTTAGCATCACATCCACTGAACCGGTGAAAATATCAGCTGTTCCTTGCCAGATTTGTTTGATACCCTCAGTCCTGGTTTCATCGCTAAAGAGTTTGAAGAAGCCACCAATAACCAAGACTGCGCCACTGATAACCCTGACCACACCGGCTAAAGCATCACTGACAAAAGGCCAGATTTCGCCAAAATGCCGGATGACTACCATGGCTGCAGCTACAATAGGAATAAACTTGCTGATGCCAATGGTGAGTGAACCAATAACCGGCGTTACTGCGCCGGTGGTATTGGTAATAGCCAACAAAGCCGGAACCATAGCGCCAAGCAAAGCCAGAGCAGCTGGCACGTTATCTGAGATAATCTTGAACAATCGGGCCAACTCTGCCCCCAGCTCCCCCTCTTTCATAAAGTCGGCAAAAGCCTGCTTGATTTTGTCCAGAATACCGGTAATGTTGGCAGCAATGGCCGGGTCCATCTTGGGGATTAACCCCTCGGTGTTAAACCTTTCACTAATCGCTTCCTTCAGAGCGTCAAACATTGCCCGGCCGACTACTTTGATAGGCTCAAGATTTAATCCACTAAAATCAAAAACATTCGAGAAATCCTGAAAGGATACTGGCTCGCCCTTCAGGATGTTTGAGATAAGTTCCTGGATATTACCCCCAATAGTTCTGGCGACATCGGCTAAGTTCTGGAGAATACCGGTGATAGTCCTGATTGTGGCTTCAGTTCCCCCAAGTTTTCCGGTAAACTTGGTCCAGATGTCTGTCAGAAATTCCCAGGTTGCCGTTAATGCCGCGCTAATCTTATCCCAATTCCTGAAGACCAAAAAAAGAGCTAATCCAACCGGGGTAAACCGTTTGGCAATGCTCAAGATTTTTAGCAGCGACACCCCAATTGGCGCCAGGGCTTTCAAGGCGGCGGCGGCCCCACCTCCCAAGAGTAACGTGCCGATAATGCCCTCCTTAGCGGTTAGTTCGCCTGAAGTCAAACGGCCAAATATTCTTTTCAAGCCTTCTAGGATAGAACTGCCAATACGCCCCATCGCTTCAGGCAGTTTTTGTTTGACCGAAACCTCAAAGGCGTCGGAGAAGTTAGCGCCAATTGTGCTGCCTATGTCCTTGAAGGCAGCCGTAATCTTGGTAGAAACCTCATCCAGCTTAGGCAAGGCGATAGGCTCAAGGATTTTGCCCAATAGGTCTTCGGGAATAAGGCCGGTACCTTTTCCGGCTTCTTTAGCTGTTTTCTTGAGCGTTTCCAGTTCGGCCCTGAGCTTATTCAGGTTAGCGATATGTTCTTCAAGATTGCCGGTTAGCCCTTCTTCAAGCGAAGCGTCAACATACTTTTCCTCAAGTTTAATAAGCTCGCCCAGATATTCTTCGTAAGAGATTGCGCCACGGGCTAACTTTTCATCAAGCAAGGCTTTCTCTCTGGCAAAACCACTTTGAATAAACTCAAGTTGTTTGTCAACTGCCTCTTTAACCGCCTTCGTACCAGCCTTGGCCGCATTGGCCGCGGCCTTACCAGCCGAGGCGCTGGACTTCTGAATGTCGTCCAAACCTAACTTTTGAAACTTCAGAAATGCTTCTTGGGTCTTGATATTCTTTTCGGCCTGGCTTTGCTCCTTTTTGGCTGCATCCAGCTTGCTTCGCAAAGCAGAAGGCACAAAACCAGCCTTCTCAGCCGCTGCCACTTCACTCTCAACGTCTAAGACATTCTTACGGGCCTTTTCGAGTTCGAGGTTTAATTCCAATGTCTTCTTGAGTTCTTCATTTCCCTCGCCAAGTTGGGCGGTCAGAGCATTGAATGACTCGGTGCTAAAGTTGCCGGTACGGTTAATCTCATCTACCAGGCCAACCAGCCCTTGTTTAACTGAGTCAAAGTTGGCCTTGGTTAGCGCATCGGAAATCGAGCCTAAGACATCGGTCATAAAACTGAAATCAGCATCATCGAAGCCGGAGGAGAAGGTGTCAACCAGGCCCTTGGCCCATTGGTCAATCGTAGAGAGCGGCCCTTGTTCTGGTGGCGAGCTTCCCTCAAGGAAAGATGAGATGAGCTCGCCAATATAATTTACCGCATCCATGATAACCGATGAGGCAGCATCAATCAGGCCATTCGCAATCTCGACGGCGAAATTAAAACCCCATTCAAAGGCTTGAGGAATAAAACCTTCCAGGAAAGTCAGAGCGTTATTAACGCCGGTTTCTAACGCTCCAGCGAAAAGGTCCATCACCTGTGACCAGTTGCCGGAGCCAAAAGCATCGGCCAGGGTAGCCATAAAGGGACGCACTTTGGCGTCTAAGCCCTCAAAAAAAGCCAGAACTTTCGGGCCGACCTGTTGGGTAATCTGAACCAAAATTTTCAAGAATGGCGCCAATGTTTGTTGTATGGTCAGGCCCAACGTTGTGCCGGTATCCTTTAATACCGAAGTAAATTGTCTTTGTTGATTAGCCCAAGAACCGGCAGTTCGCTCAGCATCACCAATAGCAGCCGCATTGCCGGCAATAATCAAGCTCAAGCGAGCCATCACTTTTTGCTGCTCACTCATCTCTTGTTTGCCAGCGATAAGCCCAAGTCGCAATCCTTCGAGTTTGAGAGTTGTTTCGGTGATTATCACGCCATACGGTCGCATGGTTTCGTGGTTTCCCACAATAGCCGATTGTATGGCACGAAGCGTTTCCGGCTCAGAAATATTGTTAAAGCTAGACATATCTACAGTCAGCTTGGTCAGCGCCCCACTCATTTCGGCTGCCTGCTCAGAGGCAAAGCCCAGTGGCACAAATGTATCTTGTAAGGTGGCCGCAAAACCGGCCAGGTCGAATTTGCTGCGGCCCACCTTTTTGGCAAACTCACTAATCCGGCTGAACGTATTCTCAGCTAACTCGGTGAACTGAACACCAAACTGTTCGCCAGCTACACCACCACCCTCAAAAACGGTGGCAAACTTGCTCATACTTTCTTCAGCATCGCTACCTAATTTGATTAAAGTGAAGGGCAGCTGCTCAATCGAATCGCGTAGACGAAAAACCAGGCCTGAGAGGATATTCCCCCCAAAAACGCCCAGGAACGTTGCCTTGAAAGTGTTCAATGCGCCGCCAATGGTTCGCATTGCCCCAGAAGTCTTCTCGGCACTTTGCCGGACTTCATTCAAACCGGTCTCAGCTTGTTTTGTGTCTCTCCGTAGCAGGCTAAATCGCCGCCCGATTGTCTCAGTCTCTTTGCTTAGACCGCTTTGCTTGGCCCTAGCTTTATCCACCGCGCCGGAGAGGTGGTCCATCGTAGCGGCCAAGAACCGGGTAGCCGGCACATTGGACTTTATTCTTTGCTCAAGCTGCTTGAGACCATTCAGTACATTCGCTGGAAGTGGGCCGGACTTCCGAATTTGTTGAAACTCGATCTCAAGCTGTTTGGCTTCGGTTCTGATTCGTGATAGCTGTTGAGCAGTTGGTTTACCGCCGGACTCAATGGTTGTAATCATATCCTTATAGGATTTTTCAACCCGGCTGACCTGAGCATCTAAGTCCGAAAAAACCTCAACCCGAACCCCCTCCAGTTGACCTAGTCGTTTCAGGTCATCCACCTGCCCCTTCATAGCTGTGGTTTGTTTAGCCAAGGTCTGGCTAACCTTCACCGAAGCCTGAGCCAGCTTGTCTTCGGCAATGCCCACTTTATCCAAGTCCCGGCCAAAGCGATTGAAGATGCCGCCTAGCGGCCCGGCGACATCTCGGACACCAAACAGAGCCAACCGTAAGGCAAAGAGCTTATTTCCCCCAGTCTCTGAGGCCAGGGTCATCGCGGTGCCAAATCCCCCTATCGCCTTAGCTGACAGGTCAGCGGTTTTACCAACCTGGTTGAACTCGCCGGTGATGCGGCCAATCTCGACTCGCCTGAGTTTTTCAATCTCGACGCCAATCGCTTGTAAGCCTTTTTCAGCAGTCGTAAGTACGGCCGGATTGATGATCCCCTGATCGACTTCGTGTTGCAGCTTGATAACTTCGCCTCTAGTCTCAGTGAAACGGCGGTTAAGCTCCTTGAAGCCCTCACCTGACTTGGAAGTGAAGCGGGACATCTGCTGTTCTAAGTGAGCAATTTGTTGTCTAAGGTCTGGTAGTTGAAACGTTTGCGCCGGAACAGCCGCCGTAGCTACGGCTATCTGTGCCTGCTTAATATTCCGACTAAAAATAGTGGCAAATTGGGTGGATTGCTGAAGGACATTATTTAGAGAAGAACCAATATTGGTTGCGCCCTGGGCAATACTCGATGCAGCCAGAGAAAAGCCTTGGGTGATATTTTGCTTCATTCCCAAGGCAAAAGCGCCAAACGTATTTTGTGCCTGGACGCCAATCTTGGTAGTTAAGGAGTTGACCTGCTGTCCAAAATTGCTAATGGCCTGACCAGCCGTATTCAAAGCAGAAGTGGCAATCTGACCGCCACCTTGCAGGCTGCTTTTCATCCCTTCACCCAAAATGCGAAGGGCTTGCTGTAAACCGGCCGTTTTAGAATCAACTTCGGCAATGACTTCGACCATCAGTTCGGACGCCGGCACAACCGTCCGAGCTATTACCTGGCCAAAGACTTCCCTGGTTGCGTCGCCAAAGGAAGTAACCGCGCTGGTTACTTCCCTCAAGACATCACTTGGTCCGGTTCTTAAAACTTCCATCCCCTGGGAAAGAGACAAGCCGATGTCAGCTCCCAATTTTCGGGCTGCATCGGCCACCGGCCGGCTTAATTCAAGCAGCGGTTCAGCCAAAGCCTGGCCAGCCTGTTTCCCAACCTGACCGAAAGCCTTGGGTAACTCTGATAAAGCCTGGCCTAAATCAACCAGCACTGGCTTAAGCAGTCTTGGGTCTAAGAACTCAAAGAAACCGGATACCTTGCCAGCTTGCTTGCTAATTTCACCAAAGCTATTAGCTATAGAAGTTTTTAGGGTATCTCCAACCTGTCGCCCGGCATTTGCAGCCTGATTAACCAGAGGAGAAAATAGCTGCTTAACATCTGGGATTTTGATTTCTGGGATAGAGACCTTGAACGAAGCTAAAGAGCTTTCTGCCTTGACACGGCGCAGTAACCCTTCTAGCTCTCTTTCAACTTGACGAGCTTCTTTGGATACAGCACCAGAAACAAGGCCGGTGCTTTCCCGGTCTAACCGCTGGAATTGATCCAGCAGTTCGGTAATGCGGGGTTTTGTCAAATCAGGTAATTTGACAAACTCAAGAACAATCTTATCAATTAAGTCTGGAATAATCGAGTGCCCTACCACAGCATCAAAGAGGCGCTGCACTTCCTCAATACCGCCTTCTTTGAACGCCACCCACAGCTGGCGTATTTCCGGGTTCATACGGGCGAAAGTGGCGATAATCGCCTTGGTTGATACGCCGGTCTGGGTCTCGATCTCCTCGAAGGCTTTTAGGAGCCCTTCTTTACTGACATTCTCAAGCTCTCTAAAAATACCTCTGGCCTCGCCAATAAAAAGTTTGGCCTCTTTGAGAGAAAGGTCTTGTAACCCGCCAAATTCGCCAGCTTTGCCACGGGCAATACCAAAGCCACTGACAGAAACGCCGCCAAGGGTATCGCTAATTTTCTTGGCGGCGTTTCGTGCAGCTTCTGCCGCTCGCGCCAGTGACTTATCCAGTTGTTCTTCGTCCAGCTCGAACTTAATCTGGGCTTCGTAAACGGACCGTATTGCCATGGGCTCACTATTTGATGTAGTAAGGTATCATTTCAGCCGTTTTACTTAATGGCTGGCCATCCCGGTCTATCGTCCGGCCATCCGAGTAGATGTAGCAGACAACTCGTCCTTGTGCGTTGGCCAGTGCCTCAATCGCCTGAATACCAACCCCAACCTGAAAGACAGGCGGCTTGGGGCCACCACGACTATCTATGGTTGAGCCACCTGGCGGTAACTGGGTTTGCAGCGGCCTGGTGCCAGCATGATCCAGACTTTGCCACTTAAATTTGCCCGGCTTATTCCCAAGCTCACACCAGCGCTGATAGTTCTCAAGCTCATCGTAGTCCAGGGATTTGGCCAGCATGCAGTAATAATCGCTGACCGGAAGTTGGTACTCGATGAATTTCCAGCTGACGCCGAAGTGCTTCCAGAGCAGGGCATCTATATCATAGACACCCAGATGGGTCTTTACTCCGCCAGAACTCCGGCTATTACCTCGGCGTCCTGAGATTTTCCCAGGGCTTCTTGCACCGCAGCCCCTCCCAGGGCGACCGAGGCAATAGTACCAGCCGCCTCAAACCAGGCTGTGATAAGTTCCATCATGGTAAAGTTTTCTTGTAAAAAGGCGGTATCATCTGGTTCGTCCAGAACCCCAAAGGCAGCCGGCATCAATCGCGCCCACCATTCATCTTCTTTGAAGATAGCCTTGATTGCCCGCATCATGGCATCCTGGCGTTCCATATCGGATAACTGGCCGTTGCCATTCACGGCAACTTCTTGGTTCTTCTGGAAGGCGCTTACTGCGTCCAGCATTTCCAGGGCCAGAGTAGACCACATCCGGCCAACCGGCATAGGCACATCAATCTCGAAGGTTTCACTGAGGGCCAGTGACCGGATAGTGACCGTCCCGGAATATTTCTTGGGCTTGTTTGAGGTTCTGAAACGATTTTTACCTGCCATAAAAGCTCCTAATACATGTAGATGTTATAAAGTCGGTTGCCCAGGGCCTTGGTCAACAGCGGAATAGCCGTATATTCCAGCTCCAAAATGCTGGTTTCACGCGGGGAAAGCTCGCCAATGTTAAAACCTGACGAGAAGTACCCGCCATAAACGGTCATCACCCAGCCCTGGATACCGGCAGCAATAGCTTGTGCTGCCGGCGCGTTACAACCGATATTGAACGCTGAAATTTCAAGCGGCCGGTTACGAATGGTACAAGAACCACCAGCCTCAATCAGCCGCTGCGTGCCGCCAGCCCCAACCGTATACATGGAACCGTTAGCCACAACCGCTTCAATCACGGTGGGGTTCCACTCCCGGAGGGAGAGGCCAATCGTCAACCCTTCCTCAGTCAGGCTAAATTCGCCTGAACTCTTGACATTACCACCCTCAATTTCCTCAAAGGTAGCAATGGGTTCAATGGATGGCGCCGCCCCCAAAATGCCCAGGTCGGTTGCTTTGCTGGCCTGCAATCCAATCGAGGCATAATCATATCCGGCGACGTATAAGTCTCCGGTAACAGAGAGGGCTGCATAGCCCTGGCCTGTGCCAATACGAACTCTGCTTTCCCATTCCGCGGTGTAGGGTAAGGTTGCGGTCGGTCCTGCGTGGGTAAAAAACTCAGCCATGATCTTTCTCCTTTAACTATTTAACTAATCATATTTCGACAAACTCAATATCCGATGTAATTCCGGCCGGAATTACATCGATCCAACCTCCGGTGCGCCTACACCGGATGGTGATGGACGTAGTAGAAATAATTTCGGCATCTTCCAGGTCTATACCTGATGTGCCGGTATGTTCAATATGATAAGACCTGCCAGTAACAAGCCCGGTGCAGCTATAACTTCCCAGCCGAGAAATGCAGGCCATTGAAACCGTTGGCCGGGGAAGTGAGCCGTTGCTTTCAGGGATTACTTCATCTTCATGAGTTAGAAAGCCGGTTTCTTCGGTTACGGTGATTTCGATGGGTTCAATTTCAACCGGCGTTTGCAATTTATCAAAGCGTCGTGTCACTGGTACACCTCTGCTCAAGAGTAAGTCTGATTTCTGTCGCTAACCGGCTGTGATAACCGGTATCCTGCTCCCAAACCAGGCCAGAGTGAAAATTGACCCGGTTTATAGCTGCACCTCGTTTAAGCTCGAATTTGAGTTCACTTTCATCTTCAGTCAGCCAGCGATTATTCCGGTCTTTGAACAAAGCAATAATCCTATCACAAAGCCGGGTATGCACCAGGTCGCTTTCCTCATAAACGGTGGTATCTTCTGGTTGGGCTACGGCCATATTCAGCACCGTAACCAATATTTCGTACTCAGCTCTCGATTGTGCCCAAAGGGTGTTTCCCCCTACGTCGTTTTCCAGGGCTGAGGGTGTTGTCACCGAAACAAATGGGAAAACTGCGGGTGGCGTGTTGCCGCTAACTGCCACACTCCTGAGCCAGACCTGCTGCCCCTGAATAGTTAAACCGGCTGTCAGGTGTTCATTGTTGGCCATAAGCAGCTGTTTTACAGCTAGCCGGCATTGAGCATCGTTCATGCTTCCTCAGTTCGGATAAATTTCAACAGGTCGCTTGTTTTCAGCGGCGCATTGAGCAATTCATCGGCTGCTTCATCCCTGGCCTGGTTGAAATCTTCCTCAGTAGCCTGGATAGCTGCTGTCACAAAGTCAAAGCCAGGTGAGGCCCAATAGCCCCGGTTGATAACGAATTGAGAGCCAACACTGAAGTAGACCCTTTCCCCAGCCGGCTTACCATCCTTCGCCGGCCATTGCAAGGGCGCTCCCCACCAAAAATGAACTTTGGGTTTGCCCCTGATAACGTGAGGATAAGTACCATAAATAAGCCAGTCTAAAATGTCGCTTGTCCAACCGGCATTAACCGAAGGGTGGTCCAGGGGAATTTGTACGGTGTTACCGGAAGCGCGATCTGAATTACCAACCATTACCGGATGTGCCCAAGACGCCGCAAAGGTTTTGCCCCAAATTCGCTGCGATGGCTGGTTGCCAACTGGAGCATTTATCCCTTCCGGGGCCCAGGCTAAAACGGCTGATATAAAGCGGTCTGCCGGGCTTTGCAGATACTTTCCAGCAATATCGGAAGCTCGCTTCTGGTCAAATACGGCGCTCAAGTCCCTCTTCAGTTCAGGAAAGCGGTTGATTTCCTCAAAGGCCATTCTTTAGCCGGCTCCTCTCGATACGATTTTGCTCTACTGCTACAATGATGCCCTTTAGCTTCTCAACCAAATCCGGCTCCCCCTGGCGTAAAGCGTCAAATAGGATGGGCCGGTCGGCGGCAACTAGTAAATCCTTTATCAACCCGGCATCATAACGGGCAATCTCCTTAAAGTTGAGCATCCTGGTCAAATCAACGGCCATTCTATCAACCAGGCTTTGCATATCCAGCTCGGCCAGATGACCGGAAACGGCCGATAAATCACGTTCTGTCCCCCTGGCAATCTCAGCCAATTTCTCAAGGCCGGAAGCAATCGAGGCAATGTCACCGGTGCTTTTTGCCACTACCTTAGCGCTAGGTTCAAGCGTGTCCTGAGCTGAAGCAGTTTGAATTAGCGTCCCCCGCATCCGTTCGGACAACCTGATGAGAAAATCGTCGCTTAAACTTAACTTTTTTGTGCCCACCAGTTTTCTGGTCATAACCGTTTTCGTCGCAAGCTAAATATTCGTCGCAAGTTAAACATAAGTAAGGTTTCAATCAGATATTGCATGTCTTACCTCTTCAAGATAAAGAAGCGATAAAAGAACCAGGTTGCAATAGGAATTTTGATAATGTTTGCTATTAACATGGCGAAATGACCAGATAGAATAAGTGGAGTACCGTTATACCATCTTACAAATAATAACCAACCAATAATTCCGGTAATCACACAGTCTATCAGATAAATCAGGGCAATAGACCAGCCATCTTTGTTCTTTGGCCTCTCCATTAGTGAGACTATGATGATTGTAAAAAGAGTTATATAGTAAATAGTAAAGCAAGCGTATAAGAAAACCAGGCTCAAATAAATAATTGTCACCATAAATCTGCCAGTGATAGGCCAGCCTGAGAAGCAAGCATTGAAGCCAAGGCCAGGATTAGGATTAAAAGACCAGTTGTTTTGAGCCGGTATATATCCTTCTTGAGTTGGGTCAGCTCTTTCTCGCGCCGAATATATTCTATCCAGCGCACAGAAATTCGCACCATCAGCTCAAGGTCTACCGGCTTCTCCAAAACAATGTGAGCCCCTTCTTTGAGCAACTTTTGTCTGAGCTCCGGGGTAATGTAACCGGAGATAATAGCCAGCGGCCCATCTTGCTTCCGGTCTACCCAGCGGTCTATGACTACTTGAGCATCCTTGTCCTGCAATCGCCAATCCAGAAGAACAATGTCCGCCCAATCCAGCTTTTCCAGAGCTTCCCTGGCTCCTCCGGCCGGCTCTACCTTGATTCCCCGTTGGCTAATCAGACGATGAATGGCCTGCACCTGGCTATAGTCATCGTCTACAATCAGGATATTAACCGGGACTGCATCGGTGGGCGCCGGCACAATGGCAGTTACGGCCTGGTTAATCAGGTCTTTGATCATAACTCACGTATCTCTCGCCCTATACCTTTGTTAAGGTCGTTCAGCCCCCAACTGTAATCCCAGTCAAGGTCAAGGACATCCTTGAAGATACGATGAACGGAGTGTATCTTGGTGGTTAGATCGTAGAAACTATAATGAAGATACGGGTCATAAGTTTCGTTCAAATAGTCGGTCATTGGCAGCGCCGGTGTCCCAATAGCTCGCTCGGCGGCGGTACGCGAGTAATATTGCGCCCGCCAGGGCATCGCCACATCCGTTGCCGGGTCGTAAATCTCGTTCAGGGCTTGCAGGAACTCTTCCTTGAAGACATTGTTCTGCCGCCCACGTACTCCCGGATTGGAGATGGATGGGCCGGCCATCAGACCAGATACTCCCAACATGGTCAGGAGTTGCATGTAAACTGTCTGGTCTGTAGGCCAGGTTTCGCCGGCCAATTCCACAAAAGGTATCTTGTAACCGGCCCGGCGAAACTTCATCAAGGCCTGGTTCGAGATGAGCGTGATGTAGGCTGTAATTACCGACTTGGCCGGTGAAGTCGCCTTTGGTCCATCGGTAAAGTCTGTCCCCTGGTTCAACAGCTGAGGATGCAGACTGGCTACATCAGCTGTGGTACAAAAAGGCGCGGCCGGCGCTGCCATAAAATAAACCTTTAGGTTAAGACCTGAAGCCGAACCCACATGAGGTTGTCGGCAAATACTGGCCAGGCGACTGTGTGAACACCCATCTCCCGCTCGTAAGGCGGTTTTGGCCGCCGGTAAAGCCAGGGCATCGGGCCGCCTTCATTGTAGGAGCCATCTTCGGTTTCCAGCGGCGCTGTGCCCATCCAACCGCTGATTCCTTGCGGAGGGATAAAGATAATTTCGTTTTCGTTCAGGTAATAGACAACTGAGGGCGTATAGTCGGCATTTTTGGTCAACGCTTCGTATGTCCAGAAGGTGTCATAGAACCGGAACTTGTAGTCCAGACCGGTGGCAAACCAGTCCTCTAGCTGTTTGGTAGTAATGAAGCCGCTGGCCCCTGGTTGTTCATGTGTATCGCCTCGCAGCAGGTTCAAGATGGCCGTATTTTTGATGAGGTGTTTCATCAGCGTGCTGCGGCAAATAATCTGTCCACCCCGGATAGTGAAAGCGTGGTTCTGGCGACAAATCTGGTCTACCACGTCCAGCGCCCCAATGATGTCAGCCGAAGCGTCGGACCAGACTTTGCGCTGGTCGGCTGTCGCCGCAGAACCAGCGTTATCCACCAGAGAAGTAATCACCTGGTTGAGTTCGGCGGCCAGGCCCACATTCCAGGTACCGGCAATCTCTGAACCCCAGTAGCGTGGGGCCGGTGTAATAGCAGCGCCGGCATTAGTCACTGGCGGCCAGGTAACGGCGTTCTTGAGTGCGCCCACAGCCAGATATTCCAACATGTTATCTACCACATCCTCATTTTCAGCCATCTCGTTTGTAATGTAGTCGGTAACTTTAGATTCCATCTGCCGGGCAACCGATGTGCCGGTGGCTCTGGCTACGGCCAATTCGCCCAACTGAAGGTCAGCCTGAACAATGTCGGGCTTGACCAGGGCATAAGATTTGACATCCATCAGGGTCGAGAGGAAGGTGTCACCGCTCACCTTCGGCCGAGGCAATGCCTGGCCTTCTGGTGAGGAGAGACCGGCCAATTGGTTCTGGCCGCGACCGCGTTCCATCAGGATATTGCGGGAGTCAAACATTTTCCATTGAAAGAACTCGCGCCAGATGAAGTTTTGCAGGTAGCCAACCTTGCTCCGATCCGGCCGTTTCTTCAGAACTTCCTCAAGGAAGGTCCGATGCAACCACAGATTTGCATATTGAGACATTTTCTATTCTCCTTATTTCCACTGAATGTCGGGCAAGTCAGTCTTGACCCCGGCCGGAATTGTGCCGATTGCGCCTGCTTCGGTGTAGCAGTATTGCTCCACCATCTCGCCATGATAAACCGGTGTACAGGCCCGGTCCCAGGTAGTAATCTCAAGCAGCTCAACTAAGATGCCAACCGCCGTGTCACTGCCCGCCCCGTGTGAGGCGTCAGTAACCCAGGGGACATACTTGTTGGTCACGCTATTAAGAGCAACCACCAGGCCAGGCGTTGCATATTCACCATGAACGTGAGTGGCGTCAACAAAAGTAAGTTGGGGGTAAGCCATGTCGAACATGCGGGGCAGCAACCGGGCAAGGTTATCGGTTGAGGCCAGCGGCGACATGAATTTCGGGCCTTTGCTGACCCAGGAAGTCGGATTAGCCATGTTACTCTTTCTCCTTTCCCCTTACGGGGGAGTTAATTTGCGTTGTTTCCGGCCTGTTTGGCTGGCAGTGATGCGCTCCAGATTTTCTCAGCCTTCTCTGCATATTTCTTGGCCAGCTCAGCCGGGCTATAACCAAATGGCCCGGTCAGGGTTTCCAGGCGGACATCGGTCGTCTCGGTTTGCCCTTCTAACCGCACCATCGGCGGAATAAGGTTGACCAACTGCTGGACACCTTCAAAGTAATAATCCATCAGCTCCTCAACTGTGGGCGGACGGGTTGCTTCAAGTTGAATAACCCGGTCCCCCTCACCAATGGGTTGAGCCAATACCAAAGACTTGGCCGTTTCGATAACCACGGCCGGCAGAATATAGCCATTATCCCTTTTGGCCGTAAGTCTGGCGACCATTGCCTCAGCCTTGGCCACCCGGCGTTCCAGCTGCGCCTGTTTGCGCTCCTGCTCGCGCTCGAAGGCCAGGGCCATATTTTCCTTCTCAAGCTGGGCCAATTTCTCCTTTACCCAAGCTGGCGCATCATCCAGCTGGGGTTGAGAGGTCCCGGACAACTTAACTGAAAGTTCCTTGACTTGCTCTTGCAAGCGCAGCTGATCTTTCGCAGACGCTTCCAGACGGGTCAGCAGGTCGGTTCGCTCCTGCTCAAGCTGAAGCAGGCGCTCTTTCTCTTTTTCATCCATCTTGATCTCCTTTAACTGATTGTCACTAAGATATTCAAACGTTGCCGTCTCTAAAACCGCAATTTGGTTTGAGGTATAGTCGGGGTGAAGGTCTGCTGAGGCATAGCGCCATTTCTTCTTCTTAATGGCATCTTCCACTTCCGCATCAGCTGGCAATGCGTAACCGACCAGCCAGTTCTTCTCCTGGCGCAAAAAGCCGCCTGAGTCCTTATCAAACCAACATAAGGCTGGCGGCCGGGTTTCCCCCTCTTCATGAGAAACGCGCAAATAAGGCGCACTATCCCAGACTTCATTGGTGTGGTTCCGAAGAACCTGGTCAAAAACGGTCTGGTCAATGCGGTGAACTTTGCCTCGATTACGGATTACGGATTTCTTGACTATGGGGGTACGAATGTAGGTTCTACCATCTATCGTTGCCAGGGATAATTCGTGTCCCTTTTGCTGCGTCCCCGGCCGGTTGGTGGCAGCTACGGCCAGGAGAGTCCAGCCGAAGCCAATCGGCTCATCTTCAAACTTCTCATCGGTATTAGCGTGGAGGGCTTTCATTTGGGCCATTGCTTCTTTGCGGCTCTTGTGACAGCCTAATGACTCGCCCATCATCTCGCCATCATCATCTATCTTGTGTACGCAGTATTCATTGTCCTTTTTGAAGACATCCCAGGGCATTACTTTCTCCTGTCAGCCAAAAAAAATAGGGCTGCGGTTATACTACCGCAGCCCTAAGCCACATCACCCGTTCTCTATAATTAGTTTCAACCCACGCCCTACATATAGGACGACATTCCAGTCAAATATAACATAAGCCGCATAACTTGTCAAGTGCGCCTGGCTGGTTTACAATAAATTGAGGCAATTTTTTAATATTCAGCGAGGTTAAAATGAAAGTCGCCATTATCAGCATCTTCAGAAACAACACTGAGGAATATTGCCATCGTTACATCAACCGGGTAAAGTCCCTCAACTACGGCAGTATCGAAGTCCGCCCCTATGTTACTGTTGGGGATAGTTCCCTGCCATCGGAGAAGTACCTGGCCGCTGCTCTGCCCGATATATCCATCTCAATAGTTCATACCGGCATTAAGCATTATGGCAGTGTCGTTCACCCAGAGCGCTTCAAGTGCCTGGCATTATCGTATAACGCCGCTCTCGATGCAGCTGCAAAAGACGGTTGGGCTGATTATGTTCTCTATTTGGATAGTGACTTACTTTACGCCTCCGCTTTGCTCGCCCGGCTCCTGGCCCATCAGAAAGAGATCATCGCTCCCCTGATTATGGCCGGCCCTTCTTTCTATGACATCTGGGGATTTCGCAAACTGGACGGCGACAACTTTCCCTCTCACCCCGGTTGGCTAAAGGAGAAGACAGAACCATTTGAGATACTGACAGCCGGAGCAGTTGTTCTCTTTCCGGCTGGCCCTCTTTATGACGGCGCAAGACTGACTGAGGCAGACGCGGTACAGGGGCTTTGCCATTCATTGCGAATGGCCTTTGGGCTAACAATCTGGTGCGACCCAGGCACCATTGTCTATCATCCCGTGCCAGGTGGTCCTCTGACCTACGACGCCAACTGGCTGCAATATCCGTTCTAGCTTGACAGATATGTAACCATCATATATAATTTAGCCCGTAAACATTGTTTTCCTCCTTTTTGTTTTGTTGGACCTCCTGAGAAGCAAAAAGTCCCTGGACCGGCAGCCAGGGACTTTTTGTATTGAGCCCGTCGAATATAGCTGTCCAAAATTGGACAGTTATGGACGCGGAGGGTGAGTGACGTGTGTAGCCGGATCACAATATATCCGGCAACCCAAGGCCGCTGCCTGGCGGGTAAAGCCCATAATCGCCTCTGGATAGACTTCAGAATATCGGGCTCCCTCAGCTAAAGCTCTGAAGGGAAACATCACCACGCTTCCCGCACTCCATATCTCAGTAACATTTCCCCCAAATCGTTCCTCGAACCACTGTGGCGTTTCTGGCGGGAAAAGGTCATTTTCCTCAAATCGAAAGCCCCAAATATCATAAAAACGCAGCTTACCATCGGGATATGAAATCCAGATCATCGGAGCAATAACAGCGTCTTCATCAGGTAGATGGGATGAAAGCCGCTCGATTAAATCTGGCGCATAAAGCAAATCGCTTTCAATGAGCATTGCTACATCTGCCCAGTCGTCGTGCACAATTTCATCCACAGCGTAGTTCCCTGGTCGGGAAACGGCTGCAAATCGTTCCGGGTGAACTTTAGAGCCGTGATCTGGCATCCCACTATCACATTTGAGCACCTTTATCCGGCTATTCCCAGCCGTTTTTTCTTTCAGAACTTCAAAGGTATTATCTTTACTATCCCCTTCAACCAGATAAAAACGCAGTTTATCCCTGGGCCAACTGAGACAACGAATACGGTAAAGATACTGATCCAGATAATCCCCTTTTTCGTCATCTCGAAAGAGTGACCAAATCGCTACTTTAGACTGGTTCAAAATATATCGCTCCTACCCGGTCCTGTTTCCAATGAGCTAACCGGATGAGTGAAACAGCCCGGTCGAAACCGGCTCTCACATCCTTATCTTGCAGATCATCCACAATCATCACCCCTTCTGGATGCAGGAAATGGATAGCATTTAGAATATCTTTGTAGACACCTTCCTGGGTATGATCCGCATCCACCAGAATAAGGGAGAATAGAGCCTTTGGCTTGTACTGAGGCAAGGTTTCAACCGTATCGCCGGTAATGAGTTCCAATTTGCCGATATACCCCACTTTCGCCAGTTCTGTCCTCACGAAATCAGGCCCAGGGTTTGGAGCTTTACCATAGTCAGCTTCCCATTTATCAAAACCAACCAGGTGACAGAATGGCCTGCGCCCGGCAATCATGGCCATTGAAAAGCCACGCCGGACACCTAGCTCCATATAGCTGGCAAGATTGTTTTCCATAGCCAAATAAGCCAACAATGGGCAGATAGAAACAACCTTTTGGTCCATCATGGCAAGGATGTTTGCGGTATGTGGGTCAGCTTCCAGCAGGGATAAGATATACCGGACGTAGCCGGTATTTTCCGGCTGCCAGAGCTCATTCGTTGATATTGTAAAGTTCAGCAAAAGAAATGCGCTCCTTTTCCATCGGCTTGGCCGGAACACCAACCCAGGTTTCGCCGGCCGGAATACTTCTCGTCACCACCGCCCCGGCCCCAACAATCGCCCAGTCGCCAATGGTATGCCCTTCGATAATCGTCGCCCCGGCCCCTATCAGCACTCCCTCACCAATGGTAACATTACCAGAAATTCCAGCATTATGGTTCACCACCGAATAATCGCCAATCGTTACATCATGGCCGATGGTAACGCCCATGTTGATATGAACAAACGCGCCCAGGGAGACTTCAGGCTGAATGACCCCACCCGGCATAATGCTTGTACCATTGCCGATCTCTTTCAGGTGGGTCAAAATAATAGCCTCGACTGGGACAATATGCGGAAAATGATGCGCAGAATCCTGATAAAATTGGGCAATTTTGCGCCGGATAGCCGGTGAGCCATTAGCAATGACACAGTTTTTCCGTCTTGCTCTTAGCCATTCGTGGTCTGAACTCAAGACCGGCAAGCCCATAAACATGTCCTGGTAATCAGCCTGTTCGGAAACAAACCCCAAGACACGATAACCTGTTATCTGGCATAACCCCCAAATTTCTTTAGCCATACCGCCCGTACCAATAATCACAACATCCATAGTCACTCCAAACTTTTATAGAAATAGTAGGCCAGATAGAACGTGTACCCGGCCAGGAAAACAATCGCCAACGCACCCGCACAAAGAAAACCAAACCAGAAATCAAGTGTCAAACCACCTCCAAAAAAGCGTCCCAAAACGGCGCCCAGGCATTGTGGAGCTTAAACCGCTCCAGGTGCTCTGGCTTGATTTCCCGATATGGTTTCTCCCGACTGATGCGTTCTAACTGTGCTGTCACCGGTAGATTAGGCTGGATAAATGTAGCAAAGTCATCGAACCAATAGCGGTAGCAGGGCATATCAAAGGCAATCGGCTGGCAGCCACAGGCCGCTCCCTCGATAATCGGCAGCTCAAACCCTTCGATGTGCCTTAGTCCAGCCACATACTGGCTTCGGGAATAGACGCCACGCATCTCGTCATCGGTCAAGGTGTTGAAATGGATATAGCCTGGTCCATAGCGAAAGTCACGTCCCAGATGAACCACAACGCCAAAACCGTCATAGACGGAGCGAATTTCCTCTGGTCCGTCTACCCGGCCGGTCACAGCGCAAGGATAAGGTCGCTCCTTCCACGCACCATTAAAATTATTGTAGAAGACTTTCTCATCAAAGCCAACCGGAAAGCGTACGTAAGGACAGGGTGGCTTCAGGTCATAATAGCTGCCCACCAGCTTCGCCTTGCTCCAAGCATAGTCCCAAAACTCCTGTGGGCCGGCTGTTTTGTGGCATAGCTGTAGTAAGATGCAGGGCAGCCGATCTATGAACTCCTTCACCCCATCAATGCCAATAGCTGTCAGAATAGCATAGTCCGCGTCTTCAATAGCTTTGACGAATTGAATATTAGATGGCGCAGTCTGCTTGACCTGGCTGATAATACGGTAGATGGTAAGCGAAACGTTATCGGTTTCACAATAGATAGAGAGCATCGGCTTCCTTTCGAGCGTAGAAATGCCCCAGGTTTGGATGAGGTTTAATCATCCGGTCAAAGAGAAAGTAGTTGAAACCATATTGCTTCAGATGCTTTTGCAATATCTTAACCGTCAGCTGTGGGTAGCTCAAGCAAAAGACGCCTGGATCGTGCTCATCATAAACGCCACCCATTTCGTGGTATTCCCCCACGATCATAGAGATGTCCGAAAGATGTTTGGAAGTCAGCAAGGCTGGCCATTCGCCGCTTTCAGCATCAATCTTGAGCAGGTTAATCGAGCCAAAGGTTTTAATGATAGCATCCAGACCAACGGCCAGTACCCGAACATATTCACCGCTCAATGCTGAAGTCAGCGGAAAGAGGGTAAACCCGCCTGTATTAGCCCCCTCAGTCCAGATTTGCTTATTCTCATAACTCAACCACTGGGGAGTAGAGACATCTGAACGGCTCACAGCCAGGTTATAGAGAAAACAGCGCCCTTCTTTGATGAACTTCTCATTGTTCAGATAAGCCAATTGGTAATTCTCCCAATGCGGCTCAAAGGCGATAACTCTGGCCCGACTATGTTCCAGCACAAACCGGGTGAAGTAACCGGCGTGAGCGCCAATATCTACAATGTTATAGTCATCATGTAGGAACGGTAAAATTGGGCGCACTTTATACTCGTCACGCAGCCAGACTTGCTCGAATATAAGATGGTCCATTGTATTTTCCCTGAACCATAAATCTGGCATATTGATTAGCTGACTTTTAACCAGTTTCATGGCTCTCCTTACGACAGGCTGGCATTGCAGCCAGATTATACTCGGCCGGGTACAGCCAACGAGTTTCATCTGGGAAAACCCGGTCACTCTCCTGGTCATAAAAAACAACGCCAAACTGAAAACGAGCTAAATGAAGGCAGTCCCCTAAAGGAATGTAAACCAGCCGCCCATTGCCGGGTCGCTCCTCTGGCAGTCTATGCCATACATCTTCAGCCGCCAGGCCAGTTTGCATTTGCATCAATAGAGGGATTCCTAAAAACAAGAGCAGCATGACAAGTAAAGTAATGACCAGCCGCCAGTAGTCCGGCTGTGTTTCAGCCGTTTGAAGCGGCAGATTTACGGATTTGTTTGATAATTTGGGTTTCATCATTCGAATATAAAGGCCGTTTTGGTTTTGCATTGTCCATCAAAGAGATCAGAATTTTTCGCCCGGCAGACCAGCACCGTTCCGCTACTGCCACCCGATCTAAGAACCTGATTAGTGAACATATAGGCGCTGCAGCGGGGGCAGTAGCATTTAGTGTAAGCCGAAGCCGGCCGATAATGCACCCGGTATAGTGGCAAATTGTCATCTGGTTCCTTCAGCTTCTCAGTGACAATCAGGGGGTATTGGCCTCGCGTCTCAATTACTTCGTAACGCAAAGCATCACCGGGACCATCGGTTTCAGACCGTTTCGCAGTCAAGTCTTCGTCTATGGTGAAGATATACTCGAAACCGGTACCTGACTGCTTTTTGCGCCGGTCCAGTTTGAGAGAAACCCGACAATGGGGGCAACGGCCATCAGCCTCTCGCCTCTCGACGGATAGAAATTTTTTGGTACACGCCGGGCAAACATGCTCCAGGGGAATGTTCTTAGGAAGTTTGGACATTTTCGATAATCCTGGCCATTTTCTCGCAGCTGTCCGCCCATTTGTAGCGGCCAGCGCACTCAAAACCAAGCCGGCGCAACTCCTCTCGACGCTGGCTATCATTTTTCAGGCGAATGATTTCATCAGCTACAACTTCTGGGTCTGCCCTGGGAAGTAATGCCCCGGTCGAGTGCCAGGCCCATAGTCGTTCTGGCAGAGGTTGGATAATTTGCCGGGCGTTACCATAAACTTCATCCCGGATATGCCCATCGGCAATGCCCAATACCGGCAAGCCACATCCCATCGCCTCGCCAATAGGAAGACCCCAGCCCTCGATTGTGGCTAAATCCAGATACAGGTCGCAGACATTCATAATGTCCATGTAACTGTAGTAGGAGAAGATTTCCCCACGCGCATAAGGGTCCACAGGCACGTACCCCCGGCTTTCAAATCGCTCCCGCAAGGTCTGAGCCATTGGCACTTCCCGGTCGCGGGCTATGCCAATCCACTGGGAATTGACCATCATTTCGCTGTTGATTTTGTTGGGTTTGAAAACAACATATTCCTCAAGACCAAGCTCGTAGACCAACCCCTTCAAATCGTGGCCGGCAAACTGGCCGGTCAGAGGGTCTTCAGCATCGGTGTGCAGGTAAAAAATGATGTCCTTCTCCCTACGCGCTTGAATAATCCTGGCTACATTGATGATGTCTGGGAAACCCTTCACCCCCTTGTTAGCCCCCACTGAGCCCACCACAAACTTATCAGCCAACCCACACATCTTACGCAAAATATTACGATCCGCCTCGTCATAGTATCGGAAATTGGCGTGGTCCAGGCCGTGATAGACAAACTCAACCGTCTCCGGTTCAACCAGAGGAAAGGTATCGAGCAGAAGCTGGCGGGAACCAGGGCTGTAGCAAACCACCTTCCCTTTGACATCCTGAATGAAGCGAAAGATGGGTTCCTGTAACCGGCTCATAGGTCTACCCTCGATTGGCATGTAGACGACCATCTTAAAGAGCTTGTTGATACCCAGATACTTCTTTTCGGTGAACTTATCAGTGATAGCCCCAACGTCAATTGGCCCCATATCCCGCCGCCCGCCAAAGAACCAGCGCCTGAGCGAACCAGGCGAACCGATGATCCAAAAAACATCTGGCCAGCGGGTGATGGTAAAGCTCTCCAATATCTCCATACCATCTTGGTCGAACTCATTGGCCGGAAAAACTTTGTAGAAGCCACTGTCCGGCACAAAGCGCGAAAGCCGGCCCAAGATATGCACACTCCAACCCAGGTCCATAAAGTAGTCTGCAAATGGCCGGCTGACATTGGCAAAGCCGGTCGTAGTGGACGGGTGATCCGTCCACATATTTACCTTCAGCATTAGAATATTCTCCGTCGTCTAAACCACATTTTTTTTGGCCCTTTGGCCTCGATAACTCCTAAACCCGGCACGTCCACCGGGATGTCTCGAAAGATAAAGTAGTCGGTGTTGATTTGTACCGTCTTCTTGGGGGGAACTTTCCCGGTTTTACGATAGACCTGAAAGATCAGGTCATCCAGGCCAAGCAAAAGTTCCCATTCGCTATCGGGGATAAGATGCCCCCCGATGTCCTGTTCGTAACGTTCAATGGTACTGCGGCTGACCAGAACGCCGCGTACATAGGTAAAGTCAGTCACTGATTTGTTCCTGTAAAATCGTACTCAATTCCTTTTCTCCATCAATGCCATCCTCACTTAACCAATCCAAAATTGTACTGGGCGCTGGCAGCTGATTTTCACCTGAGAAGTTTTCCATTCGCTCTGGAAATAGGCGTTGTAAAACTGAGCGATTATAGGAAATACTGAAAGCGTTATCGTGCGATTCGGAGATAAAGGCATATTTGTTTTCGCCCGTTTCCTCTTGCCATTTTGAGGCAAGACCAGCCCAGGTTGCTGTTTCCTCTTTATATGGGTTCTTGGCAATCTGCATAACTCCAACTCCGCCAGTCCCAATTAAATCTTCGATATTGTCGCCTATAAGTGCAAGGGACATATCAGAAATCGTTTCGTCATTGATTTCTCGCCCATACAATTTACTGGCCGCCATAAGTGTTACCAACTGGTTATTGCCCTCAAAGTTTCCCATCAAAGCCTGTATATCCGTATTGGTAATGGTGGCCTCATTTGGGATTTCAATTTTATCAGGATGATTCGAGCCTTCTATTTGCTGTCTGGAGTGAGCAACTTCATGCAATAAAACAATAATTGCGCCTGGGTCTCCTTCTTTAAGTTGTTCGGCCATTCTCGGAGAAAGATGCAATACTCCTTCACGCGGATCGAAGTTACCAAACGCATCTGCATGTTGTCCGCCTTCCACAATATCTATATTCCAGCCAATATCAATGCCAATAGCGGCTAGGGTACTTTTGGCCAGGGCTGCTGCCTCCGCCTCATTTTGTGGTTTCGGCCAGCCCTCGGTTTCGTTTGGGTCTATCCCTTCGCCCTCTTTTTGCTTCTTGGCAGCTATTCCAGCGGCCAGGAGCCCGGTAAAAATCAGCCCTCCGCCGATGCCGCCAATAACACCACCTTTCAGGATAGTTGTAGCAACTCTTTTTGCTCTCCCCTTTTTCTGTTTAGGAGGGGAAGCAGGTGCAGCCTCACCGCCTTTTTCACTAACCTTCTGGCTCTTAGGCTTGGACTTGAACTTGCCGCCTTCATCACGGGGATGTAAGCCTTCCTCATACGCCCCGCTTCGTAAAGTAATTAAATCACTCATCACCTGTTCAGCCAAATAAATTGGAATACGTCCCTCTTTTTGCCCCAGCAGAATGGCTGCTGCTTCCCGGTATGCTTCCTCAGCTACGGTTTCCTCATCTTCTTTCTCGGCTGGTGCCGGTTCAGTCGCATCTTTTTCGGCCTTGGCTGCCTGGGCCTGCTTCAAGAACATTTCCTGCTTCTCTAGCGCCTCCTGGTTTATCTCCTCTTTGCGTTTCGCCGCTTCCTCCGGCGAAAGCAAGGGGATGTCAGAGAGTTCAAAAAGGGTGCGGGTGTCAATTTGCCACCAGGCTTCCTGGCCAGCCGGGGTAGAGCCCATCGTACCCATCAAGCCCTGGGTTGTCTTCTTATATTCCGGGTCCAGCGCCCGAACTTCCAGCCAAATTGGGGGACCATCCGGCCCGTAGTTGTATGTCGAGTACCAGGGCATAAAGTATTTGTTGATATACCACATCCAGGTGGTAAGGATAAGCTGGTTGTGCATCGAGGTTGCTGCTGCATGAAGCTCCCCAATATTGTAAGAGCCCACGCCCCCCGATGATTGGGTCAATGCCCGGTCTGCCGAAAGCCCGGCCCTGAGCATCAGCTGGGCCAACTCTTGCAGCATCCCCACAATCGCTTCAGTATGAGCGTCGCCTTTGAGATAGGTCAAGTCGTACTTGTACTGCTGGCTTTCTCGCTCCCGGTCGGAAGGCAGAATTGCATAGTTGGAGTAAGCCAGTGATGCAGCCACATTCCCCATGTAATCCATCGCTCGGATTGTGCCCGTAGCATTATTGGGGTCCGGCAAAGTGTCAAACATTGGCGCTCTTACCATAATATCCGACCGGCCAAGCCGTTCCATCCCGCGCACGGCCGAGCGTAAGGTAATAGCAAACCAGAACCAATACGGGTAAATCGGCTCAAGGAAACTCTTACCCCACATATTTCTGAACTGGATATTGTAGGGCATTAGCAAACTTTCCTCAGCCGGGACCGTAATTTCAAGCCGCCCCCGTTCGCTAAAATAGCGGCTCTGTTGGACAAAGCCCTCATACTCAAAAGTCTTCTGATTACGCTTGATTTGGGAAACATGCCGGGGGTCTACCAGGTGTGGCAGTTCGGCCACAGTCCACAGCGTCCGGTTGCCGGATGAACGGGCCAGGCCCAACTGATATTTGGTGACGTTCTTCCACAGCAGTTCCATCATGGCCACACCATCGGCCAGAGAACGGTAGCCGGCGTTCAGCATCATTTGAGGCAAAACGGTTCTCAGGTTAGCTGTGGCAACTTCGGCCAGTTCTGTCGAAGCTGAACCGACCTTCCAGCCACGCCAGGAACGAAATACGGTCATAATCTGCGCCAGTTTCATCAGGTGTACGAATGTCACCATACCATCGCGCAGCATCTCGTCAATGATGTCGAAGGAGAGTTCACTATCCGGGCGCAAGTCCTTGCCACCCAGGGTTAGCACCCAGTTCCCCTCGGTACGCCCCCGACTATTAAGGGCTGGCAACGGAGGTGGTTCGCGGTTCGATACTTCTGCCTCGGCCTGCAGACGTACAATGATTTCATCCTTCACCCGCCCGCTGGCGTGAGCGGTAACAATCGTTTCGATAAATTCATCAGCCGTTTTCATTGTCCTATTCTCCTCAAGACTTACTTTTTAGAACCGATAATTTGCTGCCAAAAATATCCCTGAAACGCAATTACCAGTTCTTTGGCTGTCTTTTCATCAAAGCCACTTTGCAGCAGGGTCTTATAATATTCACCCAGTATCTGCGCTACATTTGAGATCATGGTTTCAAGTTGTTCCATTTCGGCAATTAAGTTGATTGGTTTACTTCCAGTCGGGGTCATTAGTGGTAGTAACCTCCTGTGATTCGGGCGGTAGATAGCCGGCTAGCTCCAGCCAACGTCTAACAATAAAAGCGGCCTGGTCGCTCAGTTCCCGGCGTTCCCTATCAGCCAATTTAGCCAGGGCTGAGCGTTCTGAGCCATCCAATTGAATTACGATTTTGGTCAACATTTGCACCTTACTTAATTATCTCCTGTCTTTTCGACAAACTTAAAAGCGGTCCCTGGGCCGGTAGCCATCTAAATTCGTCACCGGCACCGGGGCATTGATTGTAGGTACAGGCAGTCTTCCTGGCCCTTCCATCATATCAGTTTGGCGCAAGTGCTGGACATTCAAAGGTGTGCTCATTCCCGGCAAGTATTGGAGAATAGGCAGGCTAAAACTTCCAGTAGCCGAAGGCCGGTTCGGATCAGGTAATCTGAATTGCTCCGGGATAGCCTCGCCGCCATAAGTCAGCAGAGCGTCATACGCCCAGGCAAAAGCCATCAAAACGTCCTTGCTACCCCCATCCGGGGGCGAGTATGTACCCGGCTGCGTCCCCCGTTGGATGTCATACATCTGCTGGTAAAGGGTATCATCGGTGATGATAACCTGCGACCCCTCAACTGCCAGAATGAGATTGCCCATAATTCGGCTGATAGATTTGTTGTCTGGGTTGACCGGGATCATCAGACTTTGCCCGTCTCCGGGGGCCTGGTAGTTATTGATAACCGTATCACCGCCAATCTTCTTCTCGATATACATAATCCCCGGCCATTCAGCATGAAGTTTGGAAACTTGCCCCTGCTGCCAGCCGGTCGTACCGTCAGCCATAGTAATAGGCTTGCCAGCCCAGTCTCCCAAGAGCTTTCGGTTGTGCTCAACGTAAGCGACTACGCCATGCCGGGTCACAGCGAGGAAAACGTTCTCGTCTGGGATACGCTTCTTGTGGTAAGAGCCGGTGCCGCTATCCACCCCAAGATAATAGCGCCCGGTATTATAGTCATACTGTTCCAGGTAATCCTTGACTTCCGGGTAGCGGTCAAAAGGCCGGTAACAAGCATCCAGATAGGTCGCATCAAAGACTCTTGTACCGGGCTGGATGAACTGCCCCTCAAATTCCTGAAGATACATTTCATTGGTCATCTTCAGAGCATCACGTACCCGGTCTACTTGCTCCTGGCTCATCCCTGCTTCAGACCAATGGATGAAGCGATAATGATACCAGGAATTAGCCCCACGCTGGCCATCTCGGACTAGCCCCCAGAACACCCCGCCAACGCCGTTCGGCGTTGAGGCCACGACCATCTGGCTGCCACGGGTCGTAGTCGGCATGAGAGCCGACCAGGTAGCCTCATCGTTAGGCTTGGCAAACCCCGCTTCATCCCAAAAGACCAGCGTCGGCCCTTCACTCCGGCCGGCGTCAACAGTCATCGTCAGGCTCTCGGCCGCCGAGAAGCCGGCCGTATTTCCGCTGTCATCGCGGAACTTGATGGAGAAAAATTGCTGGTTATCAGTTTCGACATCGCCCATCAAAAAACTGGCCGGGGTTGCATCCCGGATGTGGTCGGCGTCGTGATAGGCCAGGTTTCTGAGGATAAACTTGACTTTACGCAGCAATTTTTTCGCGTCATTTTCCGTACGCGAAAGAAAAAGAACGTGCGCCCCTTCGGAGAAATTAGTCAGCCAGGCAGTATAGGCAGCTATAGCCCAGGAAATACCGACCCGACGCGACTTGTTGATGACAAGTGACTCTCCATTTTGCAGTCGTTCCAGAATATCCCATTGCCAGTCATAAGGGATGAAAGGCAAAATCTCCCTGGTTTCTTTACGCTCAATCCAGCAGAAATTCTCGATAAAGTACCGGCAATCGAGGGTACAGGCAACGATTTCTTCGATTTGAGATGGTTTCAGTTCGCTTTCGTAGTCAAGGCCAACGTTAGACCAGATGAACTCATAGTCAGCTTCGACCAGGTTCTCGTCACCCATATTCAGGAGCAGTTCATTTGTTATCGTCAGCTGCGCCATTGGGCGGCTCCTGGTCACGGGCCTTGCGAAAACGAACTACATTTCTGGTAGCCTTTTGGGCTGCCGCAATCGCCTGTTCGCGGGGGGTTTTGGCGCTGCGTGTTCTGGGGGCAACTTCTTGTAGTTTTTGCCAGGAAGCAATGAGGGTAGTCAGTTCCTGGACTGAGGGGGGATCATCAGGGTCCATTATTTTGTCATAGACAATCGTTCTCAAATCATCTGCTTCCTCACCCACACTTTCTGGCAAAGAGGATTTACCCATCTGGAAGCGTTTCTTCATGACGCCCCAGCGCCTCTTGCCTGAGTGCCCTTTCAGCGTAGAACGGTCCACCTCCCGGCCAATTAGCGCCTTTGCCTCTGCAGCCAGAGTGGATAAGGTTGCCCCAGGAGTTGAGACGTAATAATCTTCTAGCCGCTTTATTTGCTCATCCGTCAAGTCTATTATCATAGTTCGACATACTCACTATGAACATAATACCGGAAAACCATTATCCTGTCAATCAGGCAGAATTTATCGAAGCCCTTGACAGACAGTGCGAAGTAGAGTACAATAGCGATAATTGATTTTCGCGGAGGTGGATGTGGAAAGTACAATTTGTCTCAGTTTAACCGCAGTTATCATTCTGGCCTTTGGATTTGGCGTACTGGCCAGTTTAGTCGGCTTGGGCATAGTCGCCCTGCTTATCAGCAACAGGACCAAGGCCAATGAAAGACGATGAGGTGCTGATAGATTACTTAAGAGCACAGCCGGGCGCAACCAAAGAACTGATTGAAGCCTGGTTCATCGAAAACCCCGGCCTGAGAGAAAGAAAGGGATATTATCTCTCCAGCTTTTCCTACTCGTTCCAGCTTTACATCAAACGGAGCTTTGAAAACTTAATGCGTCGAGCCGCCAAGATAGATAAGAACCAACCAGACATTGTGAAGATTTTAGACCGCGCCGGAGCCTACGTTTTAGACACCCACCGGCTTGAAAATTCCTTTGACATCCTGGTTGGCTTTCGAGGACAGCTGTATATCGTTGAAATCAAGAACCCAGAAAACCGCTGGACCTTGACCGAGGGTGAGGAGAAGTGCCGGAATGGATTTGTAAGCGTGGGCGTACCCTACCACATCGTCGAGACCCCCTGGCAAGCCCTGGACGTACTGGGGCTCAAAGAGGGTGAAGACTATATCACAGACGGGGGGGACATCCGATTCCTTCAATCTTCGGTGGAACTTTAGAACAACGCGCCCGGCGTGAACTAGGCGGCGGATATAAGCCATTCGATTATTTCTACCAGATGCGTTTACCGGGCGATCTGATAGAAATACGCATCAATGATGCTTTCTACGAGCCGGTGATGTCCCCCAAGCTGCATCTAATTTGGAGTTGGATACTGGGCGCATACAAAGATCGGCGCAGCTGGCCGGTAGCCTTGAAAGAGATAGTACAAGTTGCTCACGAGAAAGGCGGTTATGTCCATGTGCAAGTCTACCGGGCCATGCGGGCGGCCTGGAAATCCAACCAGGCCCGATTGTTCATTGCCGGTATCTTTTGGGCCGGGATAGCTGAACTGCCTGTAACCGGCTACAAGGAAAGTCTCTTTTCAACGGACGAAGTTTACCAGGTCGCCCTGGAATTTGCTCGAAATCAGGACATTCGGAGTGAAGTTCTTTTCAAGGGCAAACGCAGAAGCGGGATGTTTCACGGCGTTCACTACATATTACGAGGCAGGAATAGATGAGCTTATTTGAGGAGCTATACCCGGCAGAGGGGAAATTTCGGGAGTTTGATAACCAGGTCTACCAATACGTTGTCTGGTTTTGGCTAGAAAAGATGGGTAATGCGCCCTATTTGCAGGAGATTGCCGATTACCTGGCCTCTCAAAGAGGCGGACAGCCCATCAGCCCGGTAACTATCAGCCGCGCTTTAGACCGGCTGCAGGAGCACGGCCTGATTGAAATACTGGAAAATAAAGAAGGCCGGCGTTACATCGGCCGGATTATCTTGACCGGGGCCAAGGTCATTCCCCCAGACGAGGTTGCTATATGAGCACACTTCCTACCCGCATCCGCAAAGAAATAGGTGAGGGCCAGCTGGTGCAGTTCTGGTGTCGTCACCTGGGTCTTGAGGTTGTGGCCGAAGCAGCCCTGGGTCTGGGTGGAGCGTTCCTGTGGGCCTGTTTCGTCTATGATTTGTGGCGCTGGACAGAATGGGAACGAGCCTGGGTATTGCTCCTGCTTTGTATTCCCGGTCTATTCTATTTCCTATTCCATTTGCTCAACTGGAAGCACGAAATCCACGTCGTCACCGAATACGAGTACCGGGCGGGCGGGGTATATTACAAATTCACCGGGTTCTACAACTACGCTAAGAAGTCTATCCCTATCAGCACTAATGACCCAGTACCAACCAGTTTCGAGCCGACCTGGGCTATCGTCTGGCGCTGGTTGACCGGCCAAAAAGTCAGGCGGACAGTCATCACTCATCAGGGAAAATTCGTAGTCGAGAACCGGCTAGTGCCGGCGCAGCTAGAAAAGGCAATCCTAAATGTAGCCGGTTCACCACCGCACAAGGAGATAGAAGAAGATTTACCCCTGGTGCAGCTAAGCCGGGAACTCCGAGAAATCGGCAATTCCGGGACTATGCCACCCTGGAAGGTACAATTACTTATGCAGGAGATGTGGGACAGAAGATTCCTCTTAGGAGATGGAGCATGAATGACTTATCAGACATATCATTAACCGAGCTTATTGAAAATTATTGCTGTATGAAGAATAAGGAGACAGGCGAGATGGAATCCATTAAACTTCTCCCCTATCAAAAAAAGATACTTGCTGCTATAACGCAGCGCCCTAAACCAATTCTACCCCATTGTCGGATAAGGAGAGATATTCCCTGGTGGTATTTCCATCCGCCATTTATAGACCAAGAGGAAGATCATGAGTGAAGAATATGGATATGGGAAAGAATGGTTGATTGGCATAAAAACAACAGTTGCAAGCCATGATTATTTGCGCGTTCTGGCCGATATAGCCATTATTTCACCGGCCGGCGATCTGATTATGATGAACCATACACCAAAATACCTGGATGATAAATGGCCAGGACTAATCATTGCTCAAGGACATTGGTTTTATTGTTATCCAATGTCAGCAAAAGCTGCTCCGATAACAATTACAAATTGGAGTGGGCCTATAAAGGAAGATAAGTAAATGGAACTGACAACCGTTCTATGGCTTTTCGGTCTGGTTGAAATCGGGCTGCGGGTATTCAGTGGCAACCATTTGTCGCTTCTGGTGCCCCTATTCTATATCCTTTTCGGTACAGTGATGGTCGCCCGGCGCATCGCTCTGGCTACAACCCATCGCTATTTACGCCGCAAAGCAGAGCGAACTAATACTCCGCGCCGGGTGCTAATGCCCATTGAAAGCCCAGTAGATTACATCAGCCGTTTCCGGCTGAAGCCGCTGGAAGTGGTGCTCTCTCACGCCGGAGAGAGAGCCATTCGGATTGATTTAGCCCGTCACCACACCCTGGTCGCCGGAATGACCGGCTTTGGTAAGACCAACTTCATCAACCTGATTATGACTCAGCTTTTCGCCAAAGGCACAGCTTTTACCAACGTCTGTGAGGTTTATCTGTTTGACCTCAAGGGCGAAGAAGAAGACTTTCTCCATTTGTGGGGCTCTATTCCGGGCGTCCACTATATCTCTCTTACCGGCGACGGGAACATTCAGCAGGCGATTGAGATATTGGATGAACTGGCCCGCACCGCCCATTATGGTAAAAAGGGCCGGCATATCTTGGTGGTCATTGACGAAGCAGCTGCCCTGACCACGCAGGTTCACGACCGGCATTTGAAAAGCTGGTCTAAATCAACGCTGATTACGCTAGCTCAGAAACTTCGTTCTAGGGGGACACTACTTCTGGCTACGCAGCACCCTCGCTCCGACGTAATTGATGCAGCTATCACCAATAACATGGACCGAAAGATTGGTTTTCACGTAGATGGCGATACCCCCTTTGATGTCATTTTTCGGAGACGACCCCAGCGAGGGGAGAGATTACCACAACAGCCCGGCGAGTTCCTGTTACGCGAGCCAGGGAGACGGGGACTACAGTTTGGCAAAATGATGCGGGTAAATTTGCCCGGTGATGTAGACCGGGTTATCTTTGGGGTGCTTTCGGCTAGAGGCATTGAAGATAAGCGGGTTCATTTCTTGGGGCAGGTCATTGCTGGACTCAGAGTAGGCGCCAGTTTGCCCGGCATCAATAAGATTGCCAAAAAAGGCTCAAGCGAGCTTTCACCAGCTGATGTCACCGTTTATTACCGCAACTACGCTAATGCGTCCATCTTGGAAGCGCCGACCGCCAAAGGCCAGGCGTACACTCTTAAAGTCAGACCTGAGCAGAGCTATGATCTGCTCAGACAATTTATCTCAGCCGGCAAGTGGCAGCAAAGCCCACCGGCCTTTATTCAAAAAGGAGAAACAGGTGATGACAACTAAGGATTTTTACCGGAACAAGCTGACAATTTTCAATGGAGTCGCTATCGTGGTATACATACTTCTCAGTCTCATTGGCTTTGACCAGACCATTGTAGATGAAGTGGGCAGCGTCTTACCGGCCGCATTTCTGGCTATAGCTAGCGGCATTGTTGCCCTCATCAACTATGCCGCTAACATCAAGCGAAACATCAACACTCCCACAGCTGAAGAGATGGTGAAGGTACTGGAAGGTCTGGCGGAGAGGCCAAAGGCGACCAGGGTCGTTGGGGACAAAGGTTCGACAAGCTCACCTTCAGTCGGCGTGGCAGACATTATCAGCTTACTTGAAGCCCGGAAGTGGGTGAAGTAAATGCCCGGTCGTATCGGCCACGCCGCTATCACCCTGGGACTGGCCCCCCTGGTTGCCGGGGTATGTCTCCTGGCCGGGCTGCCGGCGCAGTATGCAGCCCTGGCCGGGGGTGGCGTTTTGGCGACGCTCCCCTTGCGATTCAAACTGAGCTTGTCGAAGTTAAGTCGTGGCCGGTACGTCCATATCTACTTCAATCCAGATATGGACATTGCCGGGGGGGAAAGTAAGATTAGCGAAGCATTAGGCATTGAGATGTACCGCCAGCAAATCGTACATCGAAGTGGGCTAAGAGCCAGAGATTGGTATTACGCTTTGCGCCAGCCGTGGCGGTTGCTGTTCTTTTCGCATCTGCCTTTCATCGGCACGCTTCCCCGCTTTGCTTTGCTGGTGCTGTTCCTGACCTTGCCGGTGCTGCTTTTTAGTTTGGAGAAATATGTCACTTTTCCGGCCTTGTTCTTCTTATGGCTGGGAATGTCCCTCTCAGACAGTGGCCATACTCTGGCCGATTTAATATTCAGTTGGTTAAAGAAAGGATAAAACGATGAGAGATTTTGAAGATGCACAGACCCTATTTACCCGGCATCAGATTGAGGTTGGTAGGCAAGTACGGCTTGGTTTTCGCCTGGCAGATGGTAAGGAAATCTTATTCCCTATTACCTTCGAGGTACGCGAGTTCGATGGCTACTCGATTAACCTAGATATTATTGGTTTGGAGAAGTTTATTCCAGTTGATCCAGATTGTGTCAGCGACATCAAGGACAATCTCATTTTATTAGGCGAGTGTCACCGAGAGAGCCAACCCATTTTACCCGTATCAATATTGATACCGGGCAAAGTAACTGACAATGAATACTACGTATTTCGATTGCAGATCAACAAGGCGCCATAGGCTGGCCATGTCACACTATGTTGATTAAAGGGAATTTATTCTAAGGAGAAAGCATGAAACTTGAAACAGATGTGGAAAGATTACTCAGACAGCGATATTACCACCCCGGCGAAGGCTGGCCCATTCTCGTCAATCGGGTCATTGATTACGTCTGCCAGAATGAGACAGAAGAAACTTATATCGAGCGGGCCAGGACCAGCTTACGCGAGCGGGTCTGGCTGCCCAATTCGCCCTGTCTGGCCAACTCCGGGGCCCGAAACGGCGGCTTATTTGCTTGCTTCGTCGTCGGACCTGACCGAGATGAACTTGAGCATCACGTCGAAACCCTGGGAGACATTGCCGCTGTCGGCAAACGCGGCGGTGGATGTGGGTTCACCGGCACTCATATTCGAGCAGAAGGTGCGCCGGTCAGTGGCAGCGTCCACGGTGTGGCCTACGGGCCCAACAACTGGGCTATCCGGGTCAGCGACTACTTGGATATGATCACCCAGGGAAACTTTCGCCAGATAGCTCTGATGTACACTATGCGTTCCGACCACCCGGACCTGGAGAAATTTATCAACCTGAAGCAAACCAAAAATGAGCGGTTTGCTCACAACTTTAACCAGTCGGTGATGGCGACTGACGAGTGGATGCGTGATGGTATTACCGGCCGGCACAATTTACTGGACACTATTGCCCAAAATGCCTGGCAAAATGGCGAACCTGGTCTATTGTTCTATGATACCATCAACAACCAGACACCCTACATTGAGGAGATCAACGCTACTAATCCCTGCGGCGAACAACCTTTACCCAGCTATGGCAGCTGCAATCTGGCCTCGATCAATGTCGCTCATGAGACCTTCTTAGACTTCTCGAAGCTCATCTATAATTATGACCGACTTTTCGAGACAGCTGGCCTTGTAGCCCGCTTCTTAGACAATGTTGGTTCTCAGAATATCTTCCCCAACCACAAATTCAGCGACTGGTACGAGGCCCACCGGCCAGTGGGGGTAGGACTTATGGGACTGGCCGACCTTTACCTCAAAATGCAGATTGCCTATGGCAGCCAGGCCAGCATTGACGTTTTGCTCAGGGTAATGCAGACCATTTACCAGGGGGCCAGAGAGATGTCAGAGTGGTTAGGCGCCAAACGAGGCATCCCGGCCAGTTGCAGCCATGTAGGAAGGAGAAACATTACCGTGACCACGGTTGCCCCGACCGGTTCTATTGCCTTCATTGGCAACTGTTCACATGGCATCGAACCCATTTTCTCCCCGGTCTATAAACGCACCGACGAGAAGGGGGAAAGCTACATCTTTGAGCATCATTTGGCCGGCGAGCCTTATTTCGTTTCCGCCCTGAATGACGAAGTGGATAAACAGCCCACCTGGAAACAACACCTGGACATTCAAGCGGCAGCGCAGGAGTTTTGTGACAGCGGCGTATCTAAAACCATCAATATCCCCCATGAGACTGAACCAGCACAAGTCCGGCAAATAATCGAGTACGCCTGGCGCAAGGGATGTAAGGGGATTACCGTTTATCGGGATGGCAGCCGGCAGGTGCAGGTTTTAGAGGCGCAGGCTCAAATTGCCGCCGCCTGTCCAACCGGCGTTTGTGAGGTGGCCCTATAATGCAGTGGCTCATCATGAACAATTCCCGCTGCCGGCATGAGTTCATTACCCTGGTACAGCACGTAAACCCGAACCTGAGCATCCGGCGCTGTAAGAAGTGTTACTCAGATTGTTTGTTTTTTCAGGCGTTTGAGCCGGAGTTGGGAAGTCATCATTTCTCGCGCCTGGCCTGGGAAATTAGAGAACAGGAAAGCGGTGGGGTTGGGGTATATCAGGTCAAGACTGGTCAGCAGGTCTATCCCTAAAAATTAAAACAGGAAAGTAGAAAGATGAGAACATTGGAGGCATTTAATGGGTGATGAAGTCTGGTTAGGGCGTACCGTATTTTATCGAGTAAGCGAGAATGATAATGATAATATGAAATATAATCATGCCAGCATTTTACCGGCAATAGTGGTAGCGGTTTGGAACAAGCATTGTGTCAATCTACGCGTTTTCACCGATAGTCCTGGACCATTGGAATGGAAAACTAGCATTATGCATGGTGGGCAGCCTGGGCAGTGGGACTTTTTTAATGAGTAACTGTATTTCCAAGAGCAAATTAAATCTTTCAGATGAAATTGACCGGGTTGAAGTATACTTCAAAAATGGCGGCGCTTTTCTTTTGAGCCAGCTCATTCACTTTGAAATCGAAGGCGAATATGAATTTTTCCCGATTACGGTTGAAGTAGGCGGGCGTCCAATGCAAATTGGCAGCATGGGGCCAGTCGAGGAAATGTATGAAGTAACATTCAAGGCCACAAAGTTTAGCAAAGTACGTGAGGAAATCTTTCCTTATGCTTGAATTTTTTCAGGAGGAAACCAATGAATATCGGTATTGACATTGATGGCACTTTAACCAAATACCCAGACTTCTTCATCGAGCTAGGTAAACTCTGGCGAGCGGCAGGCCACAAGGTTTACCTGATTACCGGCCTGGGACTTGAGGGAGTAGCCCAGAAAGAACAAGAGTACCCATTCATCAGTACCGGCAAAGGGGTATTCTATGATGAACTTTGCTGCACTAATCTCTACAATAGCATGGAACGGGCTTTAATTGGTAAAGTATCCTCTAATGAGGAAATCGTAGGCCGTTTCAAACAGCGCTTATGTTTTGAGCTAAACATTGAAATCATGTTTGACGACCAGGCACAAATACACAGGCAATTTGGCCCGACGCCGATTTTTGAGGTGAAATAATGAATATATGCTTTATCCTTCGGCAAGGGTAAGCCTTTGTGGCCGGCCATGGCGTTATCGTTCCCAGGGCCAATCCGCCGGCTGGTCTAAAAAGCCTGTATAAGCTGGCAGCCGAGTGGCAAATACCTATCTCCGAGATTGCCTTCGAGGCTCGCCGTAGACATTGGACGATTACGTGGTATCAGGATAGCAACAACCATATTCTCTTTGCGCCGCCTAATTGGAGGGACCCGAATGATTGAGAAAGAAGAACTATTGAAACTGACTACGGCTGAGGCCGACGAAAAATACGGCCGGCTTATCTGGACAAAGGAAGTTATCAATCCATATAATCCCAGAGATATGCGCCAGGAATATTGTCTCTCGACCGATCCAGAGATATGGGGCTGGGTTGAAAACGTGAAGCGAAAACCAGGCGTCAATCAGGAGATATTCATAGCCTCCGAGAGACATATTGGCTTAGTTGAAATATTTAGGGAAGTTAGAACTACATTGACAGAAGAAACGGATGTCGGGCGAACAATAGTTTCAGTTCAAATTAACTTTAGTGGCGGACAGTCAAAACTAATATCCCACTTCGAGTAGGAGGAAACCAATGAATGGTGACAAAACCCTTTTTGTAATTGGTCAAATATGGGTCCACCGCCGGGAACAGTACGATCTCGATTGCTGGCCGATAATTTGTATTCATCGAAATCGCCCCGATCAATGCACGCGCTTATTTTGTTTGTGGTTCTGGGGGATTATGTTCAGAATCGGGCATAAGCCGATTGTAAAACGTTTTCGGTTTTTGAGGTGAATAGGAAAAACAATGAACTATCAACAACTTGTCAATGAGAAAATCAAGAACATTCACCATCGGGATCGCCTGAACCACGCCCGCATTGCCGGCTTTGCCTCATGGATCGTGCCCCTGGCTCCGGCCATTGCTTTCGGTTTTGCCTTCTATCAGTTTATGATGTTGTTTACCGGCAGCGATTATTTTGGCATTGTCGCCGGGCTCTCAGCCGGCCTGGGGCTCATCATTGTTGGCATTGCCTCAACTTACGCAGCGGTGCGTGACCACCGTGGCTGGTGGCTGGTGGCCGGGTACATTGTCCTGGAAATTATTGGCCTGTGGGTCTTTGGACAAAGCATCCGTTTTGCTGCTATTGCTACAGTTATTTCCCTCCTGACCCTCATCGCCTACATTGCCGTCGCAATGACCATGTACCAGTTCGAGGCGCAAAGTCAGCAAGTGTCAGAGGTAGACTTTAGCCACACGCTCAAAGAGAAGCAGCAGGCAGATAACCTCACCGTAAGGCTGGCCAGGGTAGAAGCGGAGAAAGCTGTCAAGTTGGCGGCTGTCCAACCGGCTGTCAAATTGGACAGTCAATTGACAAGTGCGTCACCGTCAATTGACAAGGCGACTTTGCTACAAGAATTGTCAAGGCGCCAACCCGATGTCAAGGTCAGCAACTTCGCCAAAGAGTTTGGCATTTCTCGACAAACGGTTTACAACTGGCTTGACGAGCTGAAACAAACGAATGGGAAAGGGAATAATCATGTTTAAGCCAACTAATGAAATGGGTGTTATTGTTGTTTTTTCTCAGGAGATTATATTAAAGACCGGAATAGAGTTAGTCAGTATCAATTCTGATTTCCCAGATGCTACTAAGGATACACCGGGTATCGAGATAGAATATAGTCGGAGCATCTATGACAATATCGGATAACCTGCCCATGGATGACCCTACCTACTTCTGGCTCCACCAAAGCGAAAGGCCGTGTCGGAGCAGACATTACTTCACAGCCAAAGCTGCCCACGTCGAAAATGGGCTGTTCTCCTTTGGCGGCGCACTAGCTATCATCCTGGTTTCTTGCATGCGCTGCCACTCGGAACGCCTTGAGTTCAAGATTGTTCCCCCAGTCACAGAAGAAAATATGCCCCTGCCAGAGCCTGAACTGTGGGAAGTGACCACCCGGCTCCGACCCGGCTTCTGGCAGATTGATGTGCTCTACAAGAAAACCGGGGGAATCTTCTCCTTCGGCGCGACCACCCAAAATGATAAGCATAACATCGGCCACGTGGCTTACCTGGGTGATGATCTCCCCTCAGCCAGCTCAGGACTACAAGAGAACTAATGAGCCTGTCGAATTATGAATGAAACTATTTCTCATCAACTCGTCACGCATCTTCCCCACGGTGAGCTGCTCCGACCCCTGATTGAACGCCTCGAAACTGAAACAGGCGGCCAGATTACAGCCTTAGTTTCTACCGGCGTTATCAATGTCTTGAAGAATGGTGACTATTTCCTCTACGTGGACTTTAACCTTAAGCTCAATTTCGACCCTTCGACGAGCTCAGGAGAAGCTACAAATTTAGGGCTCTATGAATACCAACTCTTTAGCATCGTCTGGCCCCCGCTGGGCTTACGACGCTTTCCCCTACAACTATTTATAGATGAATCTGTCCTCGATGAAATCGCCCCCGGCAAGATGGGCTTCTTAGATATAGAAAATGCGGCCCAACTCGCTGAAGCCCTGGACCGCATTATGAACGCTCAAACTACTAAAACGCTAATTGAAGGAATAAAAGCACTCTAAAATTGAAAGGAACCCCCCAATGAATATCTCCCAATCAATAATCGCCCTGCTAATCCACGCCTGGGCAAAGCGACTGGAACTTGAAATCGAACTTCTCAGACAAAACCTGCCACCGGAAATGGAAAAGAAATTTATCCGGGAATATATAGGCGATAAAATCATCCCATCCCTGGATAAAAACCCGGCCAGCTGGATAGACCATCCCGGCGATTTTGCGGCCCTGGCCGGTCTGAAAGTCTTCCTGGAAGAACTATACCAGGCCCACCAACAATTAAAGAATAATAACCTGCCTACCCGACAAGAGTATAATGAGGCTGATTAACTGCCCCGCAAAACCGCCAAAAACCCAATCCAGGGAACCTCCTTCGCTAACTCTTGCATTAACCGATCATGCTCCTCCCTCTCCTCCTCTGATGCTAAACCATAAGTAATCCGGCCGGCTAATTCGCTCAATCGTAATTCCTTTTGCTCTGCCTCCGAACTGTAAAGTCTCGGCTCTAACCTCTCCTGTAATACCCTGGCTATTGCTTCTAACTCCGGTAACTTCGCTATTCGCTCTGCAACCTCCTTTTCTGGTATCTGCATAGCAATAACCCGCCCGGTACTTGATACCACGCTCCAAAACGGACCAGCCGGCCCTCCCGGTTCCCCTACTACCCATTTCTCTGCCATTAGTTTTCCCCCTTTATAAATCAAATATCAACCTGGTCCAAATGCGTTTGTTCTGTTGCTCTGCCGCCCAATGATACCAAGATAACGGAAAAATACTGCCGGCTTCGAAATGGCCCACGATTAGATACCCTTCATGCCAATGTGGTTTCTTGAAACGCAGCCACAAAAGCAGGTAGTCTACCCGCTTGAATAGGCGGCAGGTGTAAGCGTGCCGTGGCCGGCTTTGAATTATTCGTAACCACCAGGGTGTGTACTTCTCGCGCCATTCGCTGAAAAAACGCTCCTCTCTATCGAGCTCTCTGACGAGTTGACAAATCAATCCCCGGTCACTGTTAATTGCATAGCGAATTTCATTTTCCTCTATTTCGCTCAACCTTTTAGCATGTTCATCACGTAATATTTGTCGCCAGTCATCCATAAATACCTTCCCTTTCTATCCATTTATACCCCCGCCTCCCCTGCTTTATACCCCCTATTCTATCATAATTTCCCCTGTTTTCATAATTGTGATAATCAATTATTGGGAAAAAGCATTTTCGCCAGGCAACAAAACCCACCAACCTGATAGGCCCCCCGCCTCCCTGACCTTCTGTATTGAGATGCCCCACTTGCTGAAGAAACCAAACTCCTCCCCTACCCCGCCTCCCTTGCGATAGGGGAGGGAAGTGCGCGCTGCTCAACCGATTGCCCTGCCCATGCGCTAGAGATGCACTGCCCTGATACCTGAAATTGTGCGTTGACATAATAATTGGGAGGGAGAGACTGGGCGAAATGAAAGCGGTAGTCGTAGGTTCTTACACGGTATAGGGCTAAATTACCCACCCCTGCCAAACCGTGTACAACGCCTATTTATTGGCATTTAAGGCGATTGATAGATGTCCTGGATACTGAGGTACCCAAACGAAATAAAATCGTCCAGGATGAAGAAAAAAGGGGGATAGGATAGAGATTTAACCTCATTCTATCTTGCGACAAACAAGATAGAACAAACGACAACACATCACTAATCAATACACTACATAGTGTTATAACTCTGTGTCAAACAAACCGTGTAACCCTTTATTTCTTACTATATTTCCGTGTAGTTTTCAAAGATTTATTTCCGAATTGAGCACCAATATTTCGGGCTTTTAGGATAATATCCTATCCTCTATTTAATCGTCTCTATTGCCAAAAAAAGGGGATTAGAGGGATTAGAGAGAAACAGGATAATCAATTACAGAACAGGATAATAGCTTAATCTTGGCAACATAACATTAAACCGTATTGATTGACAGGATAATCAATTATCGTTATTCTACCCCTAGTTTTGTTTCAATGGCGAAACAAAACTAAGACGCTTGACTTGAAACGTTTGGGCTTTTGGGGCGCTGAGTGAGAATCAATCTCAGGATAGTCGTAAGGCCAGGACTAAGTAAGGTAGGCTAAAATTCTTCAAAGGATGGTATTACTATGTCTAAGAAGCATCAACATTTTGGGGGTCGCAGTTTATCGCGGCGGAAGGCTAATTATTATCGTTTCTCGGAAAATGCAGAAAGTCGGTTAGATGATCTTGTCGCTTACCCTAGTGACATGAAACCTGACTTCAAAAAGTCATATCGTATCAAGATGCACAGTGTTGGACAAAGGTATACGGTTTTATCGCCTTTGGCTTTTGGCTTTTCTGGCGATAGTGAGCCAAAGATAATCCAAAAGGTTTTAATTGGCGAAACAAAGACTTTCAAAATTGACAAATCGGATACATCACACGATAGACGCCATGCTGCAACGTGGAAGCATAGCAAGAATAGCGTTGACACTGGTACATTCGAGATTGAGAGGAAAGTATCCGATAGTGGAGTGGCAATGTTTTCTGACTTGCAAGGCAATGACCATGCAACGGAACGCTACCCTATTCGCAGTAGAGCATCTTGGACAAAGGTTGCTTATCATTGTCCTAAATGTGGGAATAGCCACATTCTGCATGTTTGTGAGCCTGATGGTTTAGAGCATAGTATCCAAACGCCTAGACCTGTTGCTAAGTCAACCGTTGAAAAACGGCCGCCGAGTCAATTTGGTGGTGATATGACTAAATCAGCAGGTTTGGCGTATCTCAAGAAACGCTAAAATCTTACCTCAAACGTCATTTTTTTGGCTTTTGAGGATGACTAAAGAGCTATAGGGTATAAATTCACCTTGTAGCTCTTTTTAATCCCCAAAACTCATTTTTTACGAAACAGGAGAGAAAATACTGTGAGTGAACGAAAGACTATCACAACGTTTGATCAGGCTATGATTAGCTTTGAATGGGTACAAAACCTGAGTGAGCAAGAAAAAGCGTTCCTGAAAGAGCTGAAAAAGATGTGTAGCGCAACAGGGAACAAAGTTATGCTTGACCTGGCAATTGGCGCACAAACACCCTTTACCCTGGCGTATCAGGACAATGGCAATGGCAATACCGCCAAAGCCCAAGAAGCTATGGGCGCAAAGATTAAGAGTGTGGCTGATGGTACAGCCACAAAAGATGAAATCGCTATCTTGCGCGCCGCCGTTTCACCTGTTACCTCTTGGAAAATGTTACTCGACCAGGCCATTGAGCAAGCGGCCGCTGCGAAAGCTAAAGCGGAAAAGCCAAAGGCTACCAATGGCAAGCGCAATGGCAAAGAAACTCCAGTGCCTGTTGTAGAAGTTGCGGCCGTTGAAGCGCAAACCTTTCCATTACTGGAAAGATTAGCAGAATTAGCTGAAGTCACTGTTTAACCCCAAACTTGGAAAGCCCTAGCTCATACGCCAGGGCTTTTGTGTTTGCGGTTAAACTGGTACTAGTAAGAAAGTGAGGTTTTATTTTTATGTGGCGCATTATAGTGATCGATGGGGAGCACCTACGGTTTCTCGGCCGGCGCATGAGCGCGGCCGACAGCATCTTTTGGGCGCACCGTGCCCAACAACTGGGCTTTCGGACAATCATTGTCCAGGCCTAAATCTTCTCCCAGAACGCTGTACAAGGCGTTCTGGGGTGACTTCTGGCGATTAGGGCACTCTAACACCTTAGTCGTCAGAAGTCACCCCTAGAGCCAAATGCGGCACGCTGGGAGCAAATTCTAACAGGAGAACGACAATGCAAAATCACTACCGTAAGCCCTGGCTGATGCAGCCACGGCCAGACCTTTGGCACGTGTTCAGCGCCATTGAGGGGCAGCCATTCACCAGCGGCACCACCTACCCATTCAGGAAAGCCCTGGGACTGGCCCGACATCTCCGGGCAGACCAGGGGAACTATTGTTTCATCGTCCCAGCCGCCTTTGAGCGATGGGAAACTACTCCGCAAGCCCAGAAATGGGCGCGGGAAAACTCGTAAAGGAGAATGAGCAATGTTACAATCAGGAGGGGGCGCGCCCATCGAGGTCGCCCAGTACGTAGGCTTGCAGGCGGGCCCTATTTGCCGAGCTACCAGAGGCCAACATGAGGCCGCCCGTGTCATGCTCCTGGCAGGCCAGGGAGACTGGTATTTGGCCTCCATTCACCCCAAATACACCATCTGGACCCGCTACGCCCCTGGGGGCGTTCCTGGGGAGTGGGAAAAACAGGTGGAAGTGATTTATAGCTAGGTTTATGTGGACTGGGATGTGGATGACAGTCCACATGGGCCGCAAAGTCCCAAAAAGGGTCACGGCATATCCTGTGGATAACCTGTGGATAACCATGCCCAGGCTGTGGATAACTTTGTTTGACGTGTGGGATAAATGCCCGAATTTGGGATAAACAGGCCCAGTTTGGGATATATTTGGGATAACCGATTATCGGAGGCGACATGAGTATTCGATTGCCTGATGTAGTTGACCAGCGCAAGGTTTATTGTGTAGGTGTAGAATATTTTCCAGGCGTCGCGGAGGTGAGAGTACAGCGTGGCGGACGCCGGCACTCATATTTTCCTGGCGCCGCTTCCCTCCGGCGCATTGCCCGCGCCATTTCAAATCGAATGGGCGAGTTCACGATTTATCCAGCCGTGAATGGGTACGGTTGGGCAGCGAAGCGTTAGGGGGGTGGGGAGCCTGGCCCGCTCCCCCAGGGGGCATAAGGCAAGGTGAGCTTTGTGTCCTGTGGGGAAGCGAGTCGTTACACAGCTCGTTGCCGCAGCCTGGCTGGGCGGCGAAACAAATACATAGTCCAGGCCCAGCGGACGTTGTGGTAAGATTGGGCGGGCGCGCCTTTTAGATATGGCGCAAACCCGGTTCGAGGGTGGGGGGCCGGGAAAACTAACAAGAGGTGCGACGTGTCAGGATGGGTTATTGCTTCAACGAATAAGCCCCAGGAGACCGGGGTAGAGATTTTCTACAAGGTGGACAGTGCCGGGTCATACATCCACATCTCCACGTGGGTCAAGCCTTCAGAGGCGGCCCACGTCAGCCCAGATGGGAAGGTCATTACTGGGACGACAAGCCCAGAGTGGGGCGAAAAGGTCCAGGGGATGTTGCCCTTAGATATGGGCAGTCTGTTCCCTACCCTATAGCAGAAGATTCCCCTTTCCCCTCTGCAAAGAGGGAGGCAGGGGCGCAACTATTATCTTATTACTCTTAGGAGGACATAACCATGTTAGTGGAATTAAAGGACAATGAAACCCTGAAAATCAGTGGGTACGTGGGGACTTGGAAACTTTCAATTTGGGGGGATGGGACAGCGACCCTCTACCCCAGCGAGGAGGCTGAGCCAATTGCTATTTCCATGCGATTAGGCCCAGAGCCCGTCAAAGGAGCGGCCATTGCCTTTGCCCAGGCGCTGGCCGATGGGAAGGCCATAGACGCCATCAAGATTTTACGGGCCGATGGTATGAACGGCTTGAAGGAGGCTAAGGAGTTGTACGACGACGCCCGCTATGTCTGTGGACGGCACGTCCTTGAAGATGTAGTCAAGAATTTGGCCGCAAACGATTGACGGGGAGCAGTTGAGTCGAGAGGAGGTGATTAGGGTTGAAGGTTGGGAAAGTTTTAGTCTTGAGCTTGTCGAGAGAGAGCCCGTTCTCTGGCCCTGACCAGGCCGGGGGGCGGGTTCTTATCCCCCCGGTAGGGCGCGAAAATGATGACGATCATCGCCCGCCAGGGTATGCACCCGTAGAGTTCGACTCTCGTACCGGGGACATTGAGTTATTTTATGAGCAAATTACAGGAGGATACTAGAATGTCCGAAAAGTTTAGCGCGATGATGTATTTTTATGGGTTGCCTTTGGGCGACCAGGTGCGTTTCGAGGAGATCGCCAAGGAGGTTGCTCAGGCCGGTTATGGCCTGGGCGACTGGAAAGCCCTGGCAGCCGAGGTTTGGGCCCGCGTTTTGCAGCGGGCGGAAAGTGATAAGGTTATTTTGGCCGTCCAGGAGTTGGAGGCCCGCCTGCGCCAGATTGAAACCGAGGCGGCCGCGACCGAAGCCGAGCGGCTGGGCATTATCGGTCGGGACCTGGCCCATCTCGACCCGGCCGAGTTTGGAGTTGTGGCCGAGGCTTTGACTCGTGTGGCTGGAGCGGCTAAACGTCTGGACGCAGAAATGGAAACCACCAACTCCGAGCTTGAGCAGGCCCGGCTGGGGCATCTGCCGAAATCTAAGGGGAAGAAGGGAGCAGGCGGGCCTGGCGGGCCCAAGCGGCCTATAGGGGATAAAGGGGAAGTGGAGCAGGCGGCCGGGAAGCGCCAGAAGTACGTCGTCAGAAAGTCGGATGTGTGGTCGCCCAGGAGCGATACCCTGGTTGTTCACCCAATTGGGATGCCGGCCGTCATTCGGGAAGAACTGGCCATGAACGGGGAGACTCGCTGGATTGTTTTTGCCCAGGCCGGCAACGGCTGGAAGCTTTCCGACCTCAGGCTGGAAGACGCAGCCTGGTCTACCATGGCCAGGGAGATTAACCTGAAGCATTTTCATCATGATAATGACCATCCCGGCTGCATTGGCGAATGGACGGCCGGGGCGGACTTTGACTGGGAGAGCCTGGGCCGGTAAATGCCTGGACACGGCCCGACCTGCAATAAACCGTAGGCCGGGCTCAGCCTGGGCGTTTAGTGAGCTGAGTTCGAGTGAGCTTCGTCGAACTCAGCTCACTCGAACTATGCCTGGGAATATTCTTAACTTATAAGGAGAACTGAAATGTTTCAATATTCGTTTCGCGGGGAACCCGACCTTCCCCGCATTATCCGGGAGGCCGCTGAGCGCCCGGAGGGGGCGCCGGAAGTTATTGTTGTCACTATTGGTGGCGCCGATCCGAACTGGGTGCGGGGCGCACTCCTCATGATCTCAGACAAGTTTCTTGCCCGCTTTTGGGGTGATGAGGACCTGGTTGTGGTCGATCAAGTGCTGGGGTCTGCGTGGGGCGGGAGTAGTGCTAAAGCCATGCCCGAAAGTGGCGGCTATGGCTTTGAGGGAATGGGATACTTTATGCCCGGTTATTCTATCAAGATTCTGGCCCAAGCTGACCTGGGCGCGGCCAAACAGGCCATTGAAGCTGCCCGAAAGTGGAAGCGGGCCGGCAAAATCAACGTTCACTACTGGTAGCAGGAGGAAATGACAAGTCTATATACCCGCTTAAAAGAGCGGGTGAGGGATTATGAGAGTTTAGTCTGGCAGCGCGCTTTTTCCCTTTGCCGGGAGGCCGGGCTGGACCCGACACTATTGGGTATCCATCCCCATAATGCGATGGTGAGCTTTGACCAGGGGCGGCCCTGGTCCGGTGTGAATTACAAAAAAGTTCGCCGGGTTCTTTGGCTCACCAAAAGGGTCTTTAAGTTCGACAACTCAGGTGTCCAAATTTGGACACCTGACTAATAGGAGGACTGACAATGAGTAACACCTTTATTGTTTCAAAGCCCAAACACGGGGCTGAGACCGTCCGTTTTGAGGACGGGCGGCTGCTTTACTTTGACCAGGGGGAGCCAACCCTGGGCGTCTATCAGGAGCAGATGTTCCTTCAGTCCGATGTTCACAATGAGAATAATCCCCCGCTGAATTATTCTTCGGTTTCGCTGCCAGCCGAAGAGCGTATCATTCGGTTGCTCCGGTTGGTCTATGGCGACTGGGCTGAGGACGCTTGGCGACTGAAGTGCCAGATGGCCGGCAGGCCGGAGCTGGGCTGGTATTCCGAAGGAAATGCTCATACCGGGGTAAGCAGTTACATTTTGCACACCCTGGTTAGCCCGGAATTTCCGGCTAACCCTCAACCGGACTTCCCCTACCGGGCCGTGGTCGAGCAGGTTAAGACGGAACTCGCCCTTCGACAGGCTCAGGAGAAGCCACAAGGTCAGGGGGCGACCTGGACTGGCATTGACTTGAACGGCTGGGCGAAAGCGCTGGGGCCGCGTAAGAACACAGATTTTAGCGTCGCGGCTCATTTCAACGCTGGGAGTGTTGTCCTGGTTCAGGGAGACTTGTCTCATGGGGGCTATAATCCTGGGGGCGTCAAAACCTGGAGCGTTGAAAACCCGGCTTTTCCGGTTTTACCTTTTTGGGTGAACCTGGACCTGTTGAAACGCGTGCTGGCTTTTCATACGTCTTCCGGGGTTTTTGGCCAGTTTACGGCTGCCCCTTCTTTACAGGGAGCATCCAGGCGGCGGGCTGGGCTGGCTTTGCAATCGCCTGGCCGATTCTCCTTTCTCCTGCCGATGGACCCTCACTACTGGGTGCATGAGGAGGAGAAAAATTATCTGAAAGGAGCAAAACAATGAGCCGCTTTAAGAAAGCCGTCTGGGCGCCAGGGGGCAATCGAATGATTGTCGAAACCGGCCATAAGACATTTGACCGGCAGACGAACTGTATCAGTCCCGGAAACATTACAGCTAATACGATGACAGGTTGGGCCTGCCGGGCCTGGAACACGCCAGCAAACCCGTTTGGTGAGCCTTGCCGGCCGGGGGAGATGCAGCATTATGACGTTAGAATCTGGCCGGAGCAGGTGCGCCAGATGTGTCAGAAACTTTTTGATACCCGCGATGGGTGGGTATATGAATTCTTCCACTACAACCGGCCGGATAATTCGTACCGGCGTATGGGACGGGCGACTAAAATCGTCCACGGTTACATCTTCGCCGACCATGATGACAAGTATCTGGACTACCTCTGTACCGGGCCGACCTATAAGTCGGAGAGTCTCCTGGCCGAAATGCAGAAGTATGTCTGCCGTAAGGAGGAAGAATGAAACCAGGTGATAGGGTGAGGGTTATTATTGGCGCTCACTATGCCGGTTATACTGGCGTGGTTGACCATATCTCAACCAGGGGCATCCAAAGAGATTATCCAGTTATTGTCCGTTTTGGCGAGGGCGAGAGCGTGATTTTTGTTGGATACCGGCATGACCAACTTCAACTTTTGACCAGCAAAGAGGAGGCCTTGTGACCTCTACCGGCCACGTTTTTCACGTTATCAGCCTCACCTCGGCTGAAATGGAGGCGTTAAGGGCAAGGGATAAGCATATCCAGACGGTTTGCCTGTCCTCTATTGCCGGCCGTCATCTGGTTATCGGCCTCATCGGGGTTTCCAAAGAGGCGCTGGCGCTGGTCATCGGGGCCTGCCTGAAAGACCCCAAGGGAAGAATTATCGAGGTGTCGTGATGGAAGCGAAGCAACCAACAGTCGATCAGGCCTGGGTGCTGGCCCTTGAGTTTCACGCCCCGGAAATGGCGCCGGATTTTGAGGATGATTTGCGCCTGGCTGGGATACAGGTCTGTCTGACCTGCTGCCTTTCCATTTGTGTCGAGGAGCCCAATAGCCCTCATACGCTGGACGAGTGCGCGCTGCGACAGGCCAAACAAAAGCCCCGGCCAGACCCCCCGGAAGGCTGGCTGAATACCAAGGAGTTGGCGACAGTGGTTGGCCGCCACCGGGTCACGGTGGCTAACGTTTTAGGCTGGGCGGCGAGAGAAAAGCTGATAGTTCGTTTCATCCATCAGCAACCGGCCCAACCTCACGCCTTCTACTACGACCCGGAGGTAGTGAAGGCCCACTTTGTCGAGTGGCAGGCGAGTTATCAGAGAAAGTGGAGACAAAGCGGTTTACATGGATACCATGGTGAAGAAAGCGAGGAAAACGATGTTTGAAAAGTTTGGAGAGTGTACGGTTTGTCATACGACGGGGCCGCTGCACCACCTTGAACTATTTGTAATTGGCTCCGAGGGTGAATACTTGTGCCCCTCTTGCCGGTTATCTTTGACTGAGGTTCTTTCCCAGATGAAGTACATGGCCAGCCGCGCTCGCAAAGAGATGGCCATAAGGATGAAGAAAGAATATAGAGCAAGGGAGGCTAAAGATGTTCCCTGAAATCAAGGCCAAGTTCTGGCGGGGCGGGGCTTATCACGATTTGCCCCCGGAAGTGCCAGATGACGAACTGGTCGGCCGGCTGCTGGCCGAACTTGAAAATGCCTTTACTGGCTACCAGCTCGAAACCATTGAGCAGGCGATGTGGGCCCTGGTTCAGGCAAAGAATAACGAAATCCATTTTATGCTGAATGAGAGAGAGGAACCAGCTCGTTGGGTGGATACGTGTGTTCCTCTTACCAGTTATCCCTAACTGATGAATACGAAAAAGTAACGGAGGCAAATAATGTGGCTAAAAAATAAGATTCTTAAAAGTGTTGCGGCTTTCACTTTCAAACGAAAGCCCGTTCTGTGGCAAGTAATCAAAGAGGCCAAAGATGTCATCCCAGGCGACCTTTACGATGGCCGGGAGGTGTTGGCCGTAGACTGGACAGCCGACCTTGTTACCTTGCATTTTACGCAAGGTAAGTTTATTGTGTTTGGCGCCGATGCCTCCCTCATGATCGGGCAAAAATCAAAAAATGAGTAAACGCCCTTTTATGATTACAGTGCTAATCAGACGGCCGTATGAGCCTTGCCAATCTTTCCTGTGGTTTTTGGAGGCTGGGCTTTCGACGGCAGCGGTGGAGGAGAAATATAACCGGCTTATGGAAGCCCAGTATCCCTGGGAGGCCGGGTTTCGTATCACTATGGCTATAACCGCTATCCCCGGCCTTTTTGAGCGGGTAGCTAAAGAAATTGAAGATAGTGGAGAACTCACATGAAACTGGTACTTAACTTCTCGAACCTCAAGGTGGAGGGGCGGGATGGTATAAAAGGATTGATTGGTGAGTTTGAGGCCCACACCCTGACCGTCAATGTTGACCTGAGAGCGCCACACATTTGGCCTCAAATTGACGACATTATGAACCGGGCCTTTTTGGCTTGCGACAAGAACTTTCGCTCGGTAGACTTTCTGGTCTTACCGGAACAGGCCATTGTCGCCGTTATGCTCTGTGATGAATTTGTCCGCGAACTGGGCTACTGCCCGGACATCTTACGGCTCAACCCGCTTCAAATAATCACCTTGCAATTTGTCGAGGGCGGGACTGACCTGAGAGAGAAAAACAAAAGGAGAACCGATGGACTTCGATAAACTCAGCCGCGAAGCTGACATCAGAAAAATGGTGGAAATTGAGGTATTTATGAACGCAACCCACCTGGTAGAGGATTTGCTGAAACTGAAAAATCCAATCGGCGGCGTGGCCGAAATAAATATTGGAAACTATCCACCCGATGATGAGCTGGAAATCCTTGAGTGGTGGTTTGTTAGCGAGTGGCTGTATGGCCGGCTCCGCCGGGCTAATGAGACGGTTATGGAATGTCTCTATGGCTACTTATGGGGGCGCGTCACATTCGGGCAAGAAATCGCTCTGGACGGGGTAATTATTGACATCGCCCAGGGAGGGTATCAATGAGTAAAAATATATTCTTTCGGGATGGCAAGTGGGCTGGTCGCTTGCCAGCCCCATCAGTGCCGCCGGCCGAAAAAGCGGTGTTCTTTGCCCTTGAGCCCCTGGTGGGATATTTCACCGGGGAGCAGCTTGAAAAAATCGAGGCCAGGTTGTGGCAAGTCTGGCGGGAAGCTAAAGAGGCTGAGCATGACCAATCATCAAACGCCAACCCGGATTGATTACCAAAAATCAATCTGGTACACAGGCGCCTTGTGCGCCTGCCCGCTGTCACATAATACCGATGAATTTTGTTCGGTTTGTAAAGGGATTGTTGAGCAGATGAAGTGTGCATATCAAGAAGGCCTTGCAGAAGGCAAGGAATACAATAAAAGTAAGGAGGTATAATGGACAAATTCTATTATGAGGTCTGGTTGGGTCCAGGCCCAAACCCAATCCCTTATGTCGAGGAACTTGAAGAACTTGAGCCCGACATTAAGTGGGAAATAAAGCTGGCCGGTAAAGTCAGCGGTCGGAAAATTTGGCTTCACGTTGAACACAAAGACCGGTTACACGATACGCCCAGGGCGGCGGTCGAGGCTTACATCGCCTCGTGCGATAAGCGGTACGAGAAAGCCAGGACTAAAGCAGACCAGGCCGAAATCATTGCGGCCGATGCCCGCCATTATCTTGAGCATTACAAAAAGGAGGATTAACCTGATGAAAAAAGTTACCTTGAAACACCCAAATCGAACTCGCAAGTGGGGCTGGGGCTGGTCTTGCAAACCCGATGGCCGGGACGCTTACAGCATTGAGAAACCTACCCGCCCAGCTTACACCGGCACATTCAACCAGGTGAACAAGGCGCGGAACAGTGACCGAACCTTTAATAACCTGGGAGGCGCGTTTTATTCGACTGCCTGGTTTTACAATAACAAGGAAATCACGGGCATTGAAATTGGGGGCGAGGTCTATTCATTCGCGGCTCTTTTTAACTTCGACCTGGATATGGCTGGACCCATTACGCTTGTGTTGGAGGACTGAACAATGATTGTTACTTCTGAAACATTTTGTACCAAAGGAGATTGACGATGCGAATTCCCCCAAACCTTAACCCCACCGGTCGCCTCTTATTTGAAAAATTAGCCGACCATATCTACAATCTGAAAGTGTTGAGCTCGGCCTGGTCGGGCGTCTCTTACAGATTCGACGACGAATACGAAATCTGTGTCCATGTGGACTATGACCTGGTGCGACGACGCGAAAACGTCGTCGCTGTCATGGACGCCCTGCAGGAGTTCGGCCTGCAATGGACTATCAAGGCCAGGCGGGGAAACATTTCCTTCAAAGCCTGGAAGGAGGAAGAATGAGTACCTGTCCTACACACGGTATTGAGATGGAAACCATCATCTGTCCTTTCTGTGGTTTTTCGTATCTTTCCTGTCCCATTTGCGAGCAGGGCTGTCCCACCTGCGATGAAGAAGTATGGGTCTGGGAGGAAGTTGTTTACGATGACGAGGAAGAATATGATGATGAGGAGCCTGACGATGACGAATAAAATCAGAATTTGCGCGGTCCTGGGCAACGAAAGCCACTCCACCTCAAAAGGCTGGTCGAAGCTGACCGTCAATGGTGTGAAAGTGACCTGGCGGGATGCGGCTGCCAAGGAGTGGAAAACAAAACCCGGCGATAAACATGCGACCTGGTGTGAGTGCATCTTTGAAGTTAATGATGGCACTCGCATCGAATGGGAAGCGGCAGCCAACCAGGGGCCAAACGGACGCGAGAAAACAAGGATAAATCAATCCTTTATCGCTGATTCCGGGGCGCCGGTCTTTTCTACCGCAAGCCCTGGCTATCCGGCCCGTGATGC